ATGGAAATATCACACTTCTGTATTGTAGAAATAAAAGGAATGGAGTTAGATAAAGACACATCTATTCCGTTTGAAAATTATTTTATTACAAATAAAGTTAAATCTTTACTTGAGCAAACAATTCCTTTTTTTAATCCTAATGAATTTTTAAAAATTTTTGGAGCTGGTGACTTCAATAAAATAGCAGATGGAAACATATTTCTTCTTTTCAGTCTTTTCAAAAATTTTAATCAAAACCAGGCTCAGAATCATGTTTTGGGCATGTTGACTCATTTATGGCGAATAAAAGACAATAGTGTACACAGTGGACAATTTTTTTTCATACCACGTGGCCCCGAAGAAGTAGGTTATTACAGGGGCACAATGCCAATCATCTACAATTCTACTGGAAGTGTAAATAAGACGTATTTCAGTAATGATGATTTTAAAAGTTTGGTTACATATATTAAAGAGCTTCAAAGTAGAACAAGTACTATAAAAGTAGATTATAGCAAAGATATGGAGGGAGGTGAATTAGGTCTATGGCAAAAAGTCATTCATTATGAAGACTTAGGTAGGTTAGAACGAGGAATGTCTTTCATAACAAATGCGAGATCTGAAAGTCTATTACCCTTAAAAATTACTAATTATATTGCATTTTTAGAATGTCTATTTTCAACAAGTACTGACCGTATAAGTCATACTGTATCAGACAGAGTTTCAAAGTTTGTATCTAAATATAATAGTACTGACCAAAACACAAGCTACAGATTAGTAAAAGATTGTTACGATGTTAGATCTAAATACATTCATGGAACCGAGCTTGTAAGAAACAAAACATCAGCAGAACTAAAAATAATCAGTGTTAAACTTGATGAAGTATGTAGACTTGTAATTAATAATATATTAACTAAAAATTTGACAATTTTTAATGATAATAATACAAATCTTGATTTATACTTCTCCTCATTACAAGGCTCTTAATACTTAAAAATCCCCGCTTAATTGGGTGTTTTTTTTTCTTCTCATTTTGTTTAGTTAGTTTTTATACTTACTATATCATCCATCTGCTCCACGGATGCAAATTGCATAGCGGAGTATGTACAAGCGGAGATGATAAGGTAGAGTTTTCGTTTTATCAAGCTATTGTCAAAGAAAAACAACAAAAATTCCCACTTAATTACATTATAATATGATTCTTAACTTATAGATTAAGGATTAACAATTCGTTTAGATTTACCAGTAAACACTATTATTTTGTTATAGGGAATTTTTTCATCTTTCCCCAATAAATAAACTCTAATATCTGAAATTATTTCTCTCATGCCTTTAGAGCCTTCTTGCATTGATAATGTTTTACTTAATTCCAGCGCATGCTTTTTTGGCAACCATAAAAAGATTTCAAAAGTTAATTCATTTATACGCTTAAAGTCATTGGGTTGAGAAATCCAAATTGATAGCAATTCAGCTATTAATTCTGATTTTTTCTTTATTAGTACAGAATTTTTATATCTTTCTAATCTTTTAGCAAAAACAATAGCGATTATAGAAGCAGCTAAAGCGGCTATGATCGTGGAAATTGGTTGTGCAATCTTTGAAAATTCGTCAAAAGTCATAGTTTTTCTTGTAAATCTACTTAAAAAAATTAATTCAAATCCCTTTTATATGCAACAGCTATCTTCACATTATAGTTGTTTACTTTATATCTGGGAACATTGTAGCTTTAACAAATACAGCCCGGTTTTTGTTTCGCAGATGACTGGTTAATCCAAGGGCTTTAATGTATCTTACGAAAGAATAAAGGTGATCCGTTTTGGAGCGATACATTTTATTTACAAAGTCTTGAATTTAAGAATACGCCAGTGTCTTCCAATACTCCCCATAACTTGAAATGCACCTCATGAGCAAATCAATACGGCATCACGATTAACGCAACAGCTCTTTGCAGTTTAGAATGTCGTTCTGATTCTTTTCCATAGCCACATGGAGTCTTACAGGATTAGATTGAGCAAAAGTCCCCATTAGAGTCTGAAAAAGACTAAACCGATGAAGAGTTAGAAGTAAGAAAGAAATTCAATTTTGGGGATATAAAACGAAAAAGCCCCTCAATAGGGGCAATTTGTGACCGCAGAAGGATTCGAACCCTCACTGTCGGAGCCGAAATCTGCTTTATTGAATTTTTAATACGTATTAATCGTGTTTCTTCGGGGTTTTTATTATTCTTTTTTATCTAGATGTTACGGATTGTTACCGATTTTGTTACTCTTTTTATCCTTGATTTTTATCTCTATTTACGGTGTATTACCAATCATTACTTCCTTCGTGATTCCTCATCCTTCAAAATTCATTGTTAATGGCAGTCTATATAAATACCTTACTGGTATTGAACTAATTTTAGCAGGAGACCATTTAGCTTTAATTGTTTTAACTGTTCTCACAGCCTCATTATTGAAGTCCTGATTCTTTCCAGTCGCTTTAACGTCTGAGATACTTCCATCTTTTTCGACTATAAATGTAACTTCAGTTTTCACAGCACCTTCATCACCTTTCATTACAGACTCATCGAAAGCACTAGATACTTTATTTCTAAAAGCATTAACACCTCCTGGAAACTCTGCCGTTTGATCGACATCTGTGTATATATTTGAATCATTGGGAGACACATATCTCTGCTCCCTCGCCTCTTGCTTAATTTCAGAATTTTTCTGTTTATTTAATGCCAATATTAGCTTGTCATATGCCCTTTCACCTAGATACATGCCTTTATTATACTTGATTGTTCTAAATGTACCATCCATATATTGAATTTTAATAGCTGATATCTTTAGGGTTTCAACAACATCAGTAAACCAAACATAATCAAATGACCATGTTGAAACTTCTAAGTTTTCTACTGGTCCAATTCCTTTTAATGTCTTATAGAATCCTACTTTAGTTTTTACTAAGTCTCCAACCGGATTTTCTCCAGCAACAGTAAACCATATGTATTTAATAGTTTTTTTTGATGGATTAATAATTTTAAAAGTAGCACCAGTTGAAGAATATCCAGCAGTTGCATAGTATTCTATTATACCTAGACCATATTTCTTAACATCAATAAATGGCTGAATTGCTTCATGTACTTCATTGTCTATTGAAGTTGCTTCTATGTCAGTATATGGTGGTGGAGATATTGAACTCACCGAACTAGGTTCCGGCACAGATTGAGCAAATAGAATATTTGAAAATATAAGTAGTAATATTTTTTTCACCGTTATTGTTTTTGATATCTTTCTTCAAATGGAGTTTCGAATATAGACATAAAATTATTATTGAAGGTCAGTAAAAGTACTCTTTTATTAATTTTCATACCATTATCCGTATATGACAACTCTATGTAAGGATTTAATTTATTAGTAGCAGGAATTATTTTAAATAATCCGTCGATTACCTTTCCGGATTTCTTATCATGAAACGTAAAAATATCGTTTGCTTTAAAGTCGTAAATTGAATACGCATCAAGGTTAGGTACCCATTGATTACGATCAATACTAAATCTACCCCAATATTTCCACTGGCCCATTAGCTGATTTTTTATAAAATCCACATTGTTTAAACTCTTCTTTTGAGGAATGTCAAAATCATCACTGAAGCTACAGCTTGTTGAGGTAATTCCATAAAATACAAGTACTGAAATTAAAATTATTTTTTTCATGTGATTTAGTTTCTGCAAATGTATAAAATTATAAAAAATCACATTTACGGATAACCGTAGCCTCATTTGGAGTAATTCTAAATTTGAGAAAATAATTATTTTTATTTCATTGCCATATGAATTAATTTAATATATTAGCAATTCGTACATATGTATAAAATCAGCAACGAAACATATTAATATTTAGTATTTTTATTGAAGTTTATTAAATAATAATTATGAAAACACTAAAACTAATTTTTGCAGCGTTATTGGTAGCAGCTACAATGTACTCTTGTTCATCCGATAGGGATAATGAATCATCAAATCAAAATGAGACTCCAAAGGTGAACTTTAAGAAGCTAAAAACTAATAATAACCAAAGAGAAACCAGCAAAGCTGGAGATACAATTAATGTGGCACAACCACAAAGATTTGACCCGGTAACTGGCGAAGAAATTTCGAATGATCAAGAACTCATTCCTCCAGGAGATGTTAAGCCACCTAAAGGAGGTAAATAAGATAAAATACTCGACCCTTTCAGCACTGGGAACATTCTTAGTGCTGTATTCTTCTTTAATTCCTTTTTCGAATACAATAATAGAAGCATTTTATCCAGAGGTTAAAAATATAAGTGTTGAAGCCGCTAGTAACAATTTATCGGCGGTTATTTGGTCTGTGTTTATTTGCCTACAACCAGCTTTTCTCATTTTAGTTCGACATCTGAAGCCTTATGAAATTTCTTACGCATTCCCATTATTTACCTCGTTGTATTCTGCGTCTTTTTATTTTCTACCACTTCTTGGCCATACCCCAAATGAGAATTTTTGGTTTTTCTTTTGGCTAATTATAATCACATTATTTCTTTTAAGCACTATGCAAGCTATTAACGTGGTTTTCAAGATTCAAAAAGTTAAAGAAAAGGCCTATATGAACGCCATGCAAAAAAAATACTCAAACGATATTAAATAAACTGTTATGAGTAGAGATATGCATATTGTAGATGTTATAGAATCTTTGTTAGATAAAAATGAATATTTTTATGAAAAAGGAGATATTACACTTGAAAAATACCATTATAATAGCTTTTATCTGATAGGTGAGCTCGAAAAAATGCTCCGAAATAGAGAAAAAAAGTTTATTCCAGATTTTGAAGTTGATGATTATAGTTTTGCTAAATTCAATTTGAATATATTGTATTTAAAAACAGGAAACAATTAATTTATGGTTTAGTTTGATCAAGAAACTCTTCATTCAATCTTTCTCTTTCAATTTCTTCTGGCTTTATCTTGAGATACTTTACAATATTTTTCAACAGCCCCCTATTAATGATCTGTGAAATTCTAAGATCTTCATTTAATTTTCCAACAGCATCAATTAAAACTTTCTGATCGTCCTCAAGTGACACGATGCGATTTAGAAGTAATTCCATTTGCTTTCCATGAGGAAGGTCCTTAATTGACTCCTTCGAACTTACGATTTCATCTGAATCAATTAGCATGTTTCCATTACCCGATATCAACCACTCATATTTTACTTGTGGATATACAGCAATAATTTCTTTTGCCAAATCTGCACTAAGATTATTTTTTCCGTTTAAGACATTATAAACCCTATCAACCCTTACATGACCAAGTGACTCAGAAAAGGTTTTTGGTTTAGTTTTCAAATATAAAATAAGATCATACAAATAGTGATTGTATTTTCTTGTATCTGATTGTCTCATGTTGTAAATTTTACAATTTATTACTAATTCGCAAAGGTAAAATACAAAACACATTTAAAATTTAGTGTTTTCACGGTATTTATCTCTCTAAAAATAGCCCACATTCTATACACGACAAATAAATAGTGAAATTTTTCTCACTGTATATCAACACATTATAAAAAATATACAACCCTTTACAATTGAATACTTTTTTATATTGTATTTTCTTGTATATTTGTACATATAAATACGAACATAATTACACAAAGATATGAATATTTCAGAACTGATACTGTATAGAATAGAAACCGATAAAGTTTTTCGCAGAGAATTAGCAGTTAAAATCGATTTATCTGAAAGACAAGTTCAAAATCTTGTTGAAAATCACAGACAGGGCAAATCGGTAAGACTTCGAGACTCATTTGCTGTTGACTTCTATAAGTCAAAAGGGTACAACAAGAAACAAATCTTTTCAAACTAAAATTACACAATCATGCAAACATTAACATCAATATCTCAGCTTGAATCAATTGCCTTTCAAAGATTGGCTAATGAGAACTTTATCACAGGTGAAGTTGATTTTAACGCTTCTCTTGGTGCATATACAGGCTATTTACAGATAACATCAACTATATGCATTGATTTTACTGATTCAAGATTTTGCCTAACAGATGAAGGTGATGAAATTTCTAAAATCAGCCCAAATCTTGAAAAAGCGATTGAAAATTACCTTGATGTTAATTATAGGTCTAGCAATAATGATGATGAATATGACTTTGCAGACAATCAACGCAAAATGAACAGAGAAAACCAAATTCAATAACCAAAAAACACAATATGAAAACATTATTAAACATTTTGATCGCCACTACTCTACTAGTTGTCATGTATGATATAGATAGAAATACATGTGAAAACAAATTGAATCTTTCACTTTCAATTTATGCCCTATCAGGTACTTTTTTATTCGGATTCTTTAGGGTGTTTTATGATGAATTTGTTGAATATATAAATAGACCAAAATGAGATTAAAGAACAGATTTAAAAACAGGTTTATCTCTCACCAGAAATACATTGAATGGTTTACAGCGATGAATTTTAGAGCGACAGTGCTTTGTACTATCGCAAAAATAGAAGCAATCAAATTACGAAAATCAGCATGAAAAGTTTAAGCACAAAAATATTAGAGCAAATACCGATTGAACATATATATCGGTTTCTCGAACAAAAAAACGCTTCCAAAAAGCAGAATGGCGGTAGCAAGGTGGGATTATCTACCGCCAGCCGAAAGGCTAAAATCGATGCACTTGAAGCAATGGCAAGACAATTAGCAAAATAAACAAACACACAATATATGACAATAGATACATATTTCACCGAAACTATTAACAAACGAAAAGAGATTGTTAATAAAGCCGATTTGAATACTGCCCCTTTTTGGTTACGACAATTAAAGACGGCAATTACGATACACTCACCTATTGGACTTTCTTTTTTAGATAACAGATTAGGTGATGAATACTGGTTATTAATTTCTAAAAACTAAGCTCATGGAAAACAAAACAATAATGATTACGACTGCTGACATCAGTAAAACAAAAGATTTGATTTTGTCCGTTGATCAACTTAATACAGTAATCGGTAAAACACCAGCGAAAGCAAAAAAAAATAGACCCGCGAAAGGTGGTGGCACATGGACTTATGTTTCAGGTTCTTACATGAAAAAACAGCTTAATATGTTGTTTGGTTGGAATTGGGATTTCGAGATCGTTTCAGAGCAAATTTTAATTGAAGCAGGTGAAGTGATCGTAAAAGGCAAATTAACATGCAGATCAAACGGCAACACTATTGTAAAAATGCAATATGGCAACAAGGACATCATGTTTAAAAAAGGTACAACAGTACCATTATCAATTGGTAATGATATGAAAGCCGCCGCCACTGATGCATTAAAGAAATGTGCTGCTGAACTGGGTATTGCACAAGATGTTTATGCTCCTGCCGACTTTAAAGATGTTGAAGTAGTAAATGAAATTCCTTCTGGTAAATCAAACGCTGATAAAATGGCCTTATGATACGGTACGCAGTTTTTGAGACAGAAGAATTATGGCTGAATTTCAGAGCACCATATTTTACATCTAGTGAATCATCAGCGCTAATGCCAGAGCCCAAAAATAAAGCAGAAATATTATCAGTGGGTGCAAAAACTTACGTTAGAAAATGCGCTGCATCTGTTTTAGCACCGCCACCATTACCGCAATACAATCATGCAATGGAACACGGTAAAACCACCGAACCATTTGCAGTGCTTGAACTAGCAAAGCACTTGGGTAAATCAATTGAAGATGATGATTTTATCTACACTTCAAATAATGGTTTTGTCTTCTTCTATGATGACGAGTACAATTTGGGAGGAACGCCAGATGTAATAATGAAGGCGCTTAAAAAGTCTGCGGAAATAAAATGTCCGAACTCCGATACTCACTTGGAACATTTGACTTTTCTAACCCCAGAAGATGTGAAAATACATCTGCCAAAATATTACGGACAAATGCAGAGTAATATGTATTTAACTAAAACAGATGAATGTATTTTCATGAGTTACGATAATCGTTTTTACAATGATAAACTGCACGAGCATTACATCCACGTTCCAAAAGATGACGAGTACATAGAAAGGCTTTTAATCAAAGCTAAAGCCGGAAAAGACTACAAAGAACTAATACTAAAAACAATAAATGAAAAATGAAAGTCTACGACAAAGAAGATCACCAAAACTTTGCAAGCTGGTATTTAGCCAAGCTACACAAAGTCCTCACGAAGTCAGAAATGAAATCCACACGAAAGAATTTTACTTACGACATGGATTATTACATGGAGCTTCCAAACCCAAGTAAAAACATTAAAGTTTATAAGCCATGAATCTCTACCACAGAATTAAAGAAGTTAGAAATCACATTGATGATCTCCAGCAGATAGCAAACAAACATAAAGCTAACAATAAAATTCACAGTTATAATCGTGTTTGTGATACTATAAAAGAAAATAAGCTAAATCTTAAAGTATTAAATGAAGATCTAGTAAAACACAATAGAATATTATTATACAGAATCCATGCAGAAACACACTAAAAATTATCTACAGTTTTTCAAACCTCACGATGAACAAAATATTCCATGCGAGGTTTGCGCCAACAGGGCTGTAGATATACATCATATAATTCCAAGATCAAAATTTGGTAAGAAAAGAAAGGAGGAACAGGATCATGTTGAAAACTTAATTGCCTTATGTCGTGTTTGTCACGATATGGCACACGATGAGAAATTCAGCAAAGACTATCTATCTAAGATACATTTTAAAAAAATTAAATCTATAAATACACTTTAACAATAAAATTAATATTTAAAATATGGAAACATTAAAAATCGAAATTCCCAAAGGATTCGAAATCGAAAAATTTGACACAACTACAGGTGTGGTTTCATTCAAGGAAAAACCAAAAGACATCAAAGAAAGAATTAAATCATTTTCTGAAGTGCTTAATATACTTGAAATTGATGAGGATGATTTTGACGAGGAAAACGAAGATTTAAGTGCTGATGAAGTTGCTTACAGACAAATTAAATTAATTGTCAAAGCTTTAAATGAGGGATGGATTCCCGATTGGACTAATTCAAAACAATACAAATACTTTCCATGGTTCAATATGGGTTCTTCTTCGGGTTCGGGTTTCTCGTACGGCGGCTACGGTGGCTGGAATGCGCGTTCGGCTGTCGGCTCTCGCCTTTGCTTCAAGTCTCGTGAACTTGCAGAATATGCAGGAAAGCAATTTACCGAAATCTACAAACAATACATGACAATCTAAAATTTCCAAAAATGAATATCACAGAAAAAATTAAAAGCTTTGAAGACGCTTGTCAATTATTAGGTATCGAACCAACGGTACCTGAAGTTTCAATGCTTCCCGAAAACCAGCAAAAAGCGCTTGTATCACATTATAAGTTAGTGATCATTACGGAAGCTATAAATGAAGGTTGGAAACCTAACTGGAACAACTGGGAAGAAAGAAAGTATTACCCATGGTTCAATATGGGTTCTTCTTCGGGTTCGGGTTTCTCGTACTACGACTTCGTTGGCTGGTATACGGCTTCGGCTGTCTGCTCTCGCCTTTGCTTTAAAACTTACGAGTTGGCAAAGTATGTAGGTGAAACGTTCATAGATCTTTATAAAGACTACTTCTTACTAGAATAAATATTAAAGGTTGTGTGATGTTGTAGTTGTAGTTCTTCTTCAGGTTCAGGTTTCTCGTACAACGACTACGATAACTGGAATACGAATTCGAATGTCAGCTCTCGAATTTGCAAAACATTTACATCGCAGACCATACCACTTGGTAAAAAACAACAAAATTTTAAAGGCGTTGGTAATGAAATTGAAGACGACTTTACAAAAAGCAAAGGATATGAAAAGAGCCGGAAGTTTATTTCAGAAAATCACAAGTTTAGAAAACTTAATCCTAGCAGATGGAAAGGCACAAAAAGGAAAGTCTAAACAATATGGGGTTATAGCTCATAATAAGAATAAAGAAAGAAATATTGCAAGCCTTAATGATATTTTAATTAGCAAGACTTATAAAACTTCAAATTATAGTGTGTTTAAAGTATACGAACCTAAAGAAAGAGAAGTTTACAAGCTCCCATATTTCCCGGATAGAATTTGCCATCATGCAATAATGAATATTTTAGAACCAATATTTCTAAATGTTTTCACTGCTGATTCTTACAGTTGTATTAAAGGAAAGGGAATTCATGCTGCTTCATTTAATTTAAGAAAGGCGTTGAAGAATGAAGAAGAAACGACCTTTTGTTTGAAACTTGATATTAAGAAGTTTTATCCAAATGTTGACCATGACATTTTGAAATCACTTTTGAGAAGAAAATTTAAAGATCAAGATTTATTATGGTTGTTGGATGAGATTATTGATAGCTCGCCTGGATTACCAATAGGTAATTATTTAAGTCAATATTTTGCAAATTTCTATCTAACATATTTTGACCACTGGATTAAGGAAAGATTGAAGGCAAAGTATTATTTCAGGTATGCAGATGATATTGTGATCTTGAATAGAGACAAGGAAGTACTTCATCGAATTCTGTACCTAATCAAAAGCTACTTTGAAATTAACTTAAAACTTCAAGTGAAAGAGAATTGGCAAGTATTTCCAGTTAAAGTTAGAGGAATTGATTTTGTTGGATATAAACATTTTCATTCACATACTTTGCTTCGAAAATCAATAAAAAAACGATTTGCAAGAATGCTCAAGACGAATCCTAAAAGTGAATCAATAGCATCATATAAGGGGTGGACAAAGCATTGCAATTCTAAAAACTTACTTAAAAAACTAATACCTCATGAAACACTTTAAAGATTTAAATATCAAAACGATTTTAACATCATTTATTGGAGAAAAAGTTAGAATAAATAAAATATTAAACACTGAAATTATAGTTCACGATTATAAAATTAAAGAATCAGAAAAGAAACCAGGAACAAAGTATCTGACATTGCAGATAAGTCGAAAAGGAGAAAAGGAAGTGATATTCACGGGATCAAAAATATTAATGAACATGATTGAGCAGGTATCAAAAGAAAACTTTCCATTCACTACGACTATTATTCAAGAAGATCAAATGTTTCAATTCACATAAAACTAAATGAAAAATGAAAAAATTCAAAAAGAGAATAAACATAGAAAATGCTACCTCATTCAAATTGGATTATTACGAAGGTGGAACTGAATTGAAGAGCAAAGAATTTAATACTTACAAATCAATGGAACAATTCCATAATAGGCAAACTGATTTCATGTATTTAGATTTTAACAGGCACGCTTTAGTAGATGGAATTTGGTACAGATTTATAAAGCTTCGTTCTCCATTTGTTTTTCAAGAAGAATTGGATTTCATTAATAAAACATTTCATGAAAATAATGAATCTGTAAATCTTCAAAAATACAAACTTGAAGAATGTTAACATCATAATGAGATGGCATTTATATATAAGGGAATTGAATATTATATTGGGTCTTATGCTTCAAAGTTCACTATTTCTATTCCTATGATAAAAAATTACTTTAAAGAAGTAGAAGCAAAAAAAAGCGATTATGCACACAATATAGCACAAACAATTATAGAAGATGAATTATCAAGAATTTCTAAAGAAAAAAACAAAAGTCCATACACATAAAGGCTTTTCACCATTTGAGATGAATTCAAACCTATTTCCTTTTCAGCAATTTATTGTTGAAAGAAATATTGCAAAAGCAAAGCATGGAGTATTCGCAGATTGTGGATTAGGTAAAACCATAATGGAACTTGAAACAGCTACACAAACCGTGAGAAAAACTAATAAAAAAGCTTTAATCCTAGCTCCATTAGTTGTAGTTGCTCAAACGAAAAGAGAAGCTGAAAAGTTCGGATTTGATTTAGATAAAGTTGTTATAACAAATTTTGAAAATCTGCATAATATTGATCCAAGAGAATTTTCTTCTTTGATTGTAGACGAAAGCTCGATTATGAAAAATTTTGAAGGAAAAGTAAAAAAACAAATATTCGATTACTTCAAAGATTCTGATTTTAAGTTTGCTTTTACGGCAACTCCATCACCTAATGATCCTATGGAGTTAGGTAATCATTCTGAATTCTTGAACTATCAATCAAGATTAGAAATGTTGGCAACTTATTTCATAAATGATCAGGACCATACAAGCAAATGGAGATTGAAAGGTCACGCAATCGATAAGTTTTATCAATCAATTTCTTCATGGGCGTTAATGCTTACAAAACCTCAGGATATTGGATTTGAAATGGCAGGTTATGACCTGTCTGAAATTAATTACACAGAACACAAAATAGAAACTGAAAAATTAAATAACGGTTTACTTTTCAATGATCTGGCAGTATCTGCAACTGATTTTAATAGTGAATTAAGAAGAACTAAAAAACAAAGAATTGAACAAGCTGCAGAATTAGCACAAATAAAAACAAATCATATTGTTTGGGTAAAGCATAATGAAGAAAGCGCAGAAGTTACTAAAATGATTGATGGTGCAATTGAAGTTTCTGGATCTGATAATCCGGAAGCAAAAGCAGAAAAGCTTTTAGCATTTTCAAATAATGAATTTAGAGTTTTAGTGACTAAATCTAAAATAGCTCAGTATGGTTTAAATTTTCAAAATTGTGCAAGTCAAATATTCATGAGTCTAGATTTCTCATTTGAAAGTTTGTACCAATCTATAAGACGTAGTCACCGTTTCGGACAAAAAAATCAAGTTAACATTAACATCATTACAACTGATACAATGCAAAACGTTGTTGCCACAATAAAAAATAAGGAAGAACAATTTAAAGCAATGCAACAAATAATGATCAAAAATCAAAACATATGGAATACAAAGCAATTTATGGAGACTGCGTAGAAGAAGTTTCCAAGTTAGAAGATAATAGTATTGATTTTTCAATATTTAGCCCTCCTTTCGCTGAGTTATTTGTTTACTCTGATGACATTAGAGATATGGGAAATTCAAAGAATTATAAAGAATTCTTTACTCATTTCAAGTTTCTAATTGAGCAGCTAAAAAGAGTAGTAAAATCAGGAAGGCTGGTAGCAATACATTGTATGGACTTGCCAATTATGAAAGGTAAAGAGGGATTCGTAGGCCTTAGGGACTTTTCTGGAATGTTAATTCAGGCTTTCCAGGATTATGGATTTATTTATCATGATAGGATTACAATTTGGAAGGATCCAGTGGTAGAAATGACAAGAACTAAGTCAGTCGGATTACTTCATAAAACGATAAAGAAAGATGCAGTTATGAGCCGAACTGGAATCCCTGATTATATTCTAGTTTTTAGAAATTCAGGAGAAAATGAAGTCCCAATTATACATCAGGATAAAGATCATACTAAAGAAAATTATTTGCCTGTAAATCTATGGCAAAAATATGCTTCGCCTGTTTGGAATGACATCAATTATTCTGACACTCTTCAATATCGAAGTGCTAGAGATAATAAAGATGAAAAACATATTTGTCCCCTACAATTAGAAACAATCAGACGTTGTTTGCATTTATGGAGTAACGAGGGTGAAACGGTTTTAAGCCCATTCGGAGGAATAGGCAGTGAGGGCGTAGAGTCAATAGATTTAAATAGACGACCTATCCTAATTGAATTAAAAAAATCCTATTTCAATCAATTAGAAAAGAATTTAAAAATCGCATGGGATAAGAAAAATCAATTGCAATTATTCTAAGATTTTAATAAAAGAAGATTACTGACTCCGCAAAAATTGAAGAGTGTGTAAAAAGCCGGATGATCAGAAAAAATTGAAAGAAAAGAAGTGATGAATCTTTTCTATACCGTAAAAGTTTTGAAAATATATATTAAGAAGATATGGAAAGAGACGGATTTGTTTTTTACCGAAGCTTCTACGAAGGAATTAAAGATCTGCCGAGAGATATTCAGGGAGACGTACTTACAGCCATAATGGAGTATGGCTTAAATGGAGTAACAACTGATAATCTAAAGCCTGTAGCCAGAGCTATATTTACTTTAATCAAACCACAGATAGATGCTAATAATCAGAAATTTATGAATGGTAAAAGCGGGGGAAGACCTCCAAAAGAAAAACCTAACCATAACCAAGAAGAAACCAAACAAAAACCAAACCGAAACCAAACAGAAACCAAACCAGAACCTAAAGAGAATGTAAAAGAAAAAGAGAAAGTAAAAGAAGAAAGTAAAAGTAATACCCCTTTTATTCCCCAAGGGGAAAAGCAAGAAAATTTATTTCAAGAAGAGCATTTAAATTTTTCAATTCCAGTAAACTCTGAATCTGAAGAAAAAGAAAAAAGTTCCGCAAAAAAAGAAAAGGAAAATCCACCCGATCTTAACACTTTTATGCAATGGGCTAAAGAAATCTATCAGAATGAATTAAAAATTGATTTTACGCCTTTTTCCTTTGCTGTGGAATCAAAATATAATACCTGGAAGGACTCTGGATGGAAAGATGGGTACGGCAAGCCAATTAAAGGCTATAAAAACAAGTTGCGTAATGCAATTCCACATTTAAAAGCAATTAATAATTTCAACAATAATGGAAGTTCACAAGCAAGAAGAAGGTAAATTCATTCCTCCACGTAAAAGTGCTGCGATTGATGCCATTTTAAAAATTTACCCTGATCATCCTTTGGCTAAAAAGTACTTGGAAGATTTTAAAGAATACGGTGAAAGATTTACTGAATTTGTAAATAGCCGGAAGCCAGAGCAAGAAATAGTAAAACCCGAATTAAAGCCAATAGATCCCGAACACCTGTATGAAGTCTTTGTAGACAATTACAAGTTTGTGAATATTAGGGAATTTGATGAGTCTCATAATGATTTCGAAAGCAGAAAACTAGCAAGAACATTAGCGCTCTACTTTATTGGCAATAGAAATTTTTATAAATCTCCATTATTGTGTAAAAATCCAGATGGAACTTTCAAAAGCATGCCTGACTTAAATAAAGGTATTATGATTATTGGATCTTATGGTATTGGGAAGACATCAATTATCAAAACTTTTCATGAGGTTTTTAAATATGCTAGAAATAATGAATTGCATGTTAAAAATAAGCTTGGAGAATTTGAATTACTAATGTGGTATGAAATATACTTCGGTTTTTCCACTACCAATGATGTAGTAAGTGAATTTGAAGGTATCAAAAGAAACGAGCATTCTGATGAAGACTATATATGGGATCAGTTCTGGAAAAAGCATTCCAAAGGTTTTCGATATTATGATGATGTAATGACCGAGAAAGTTGCGAGTAATTTTGGAAAGGTAGAATTATTCAAATTAATATTTGAAAAAAGATACTCCAACAAGGCAAAAACAATTATCAGTCTGAATTACGAAGGTGAAACTGTTGATTCAACTCTGGAAGCATTTGCAAATAGATATGGCGAGAGGAACTACGATAGGTTATTCGAAATGTATAATATTATCGAATTAAAGGGTGAAAGTTTAAGAAAATGAGCCCAGAGTTAGAAAGCTTAATACAAGTGTTTAAATCAAACAGAGAGAACATGAAACTATCTTATAATTCAACACTGACATTTAAAGAGCAAGGCTATGAGTTTTCAATGAAAATTCCTGGTAAGAGATACAGAGGTCAAGTAGCGCTAGAAGTTCAAAAATTTTGTTTTGACAGATGGAAAGAAGGTCATACATTGGCAGAAATTGGAGACATGCTTGGATTAAAAAGTCACGCTTCTGTAAAGAATCATCTTAAGAATTTTACAGGAATTGGAAAATCTAAAGTTTCTTAATTTCATCGGCAAGTTTATTTAGAACGCGTTTAGCATCCTCGAGATCTTTATCTGTGATTCTTTGCGTTCCACTACCTGAGATTTTTTCATTGAGTTTATTATATAGCTTAATACGAGCATTTTTATTATCAGGCCACATTTCATTAGAAAGTTGCGACATGTTAATAATTGGATTGTTATCTAAAAAATCTTTCAAACTCATAAAGCAAAAGTAATAAAAAAAAATATATTACAATTGATATATATTTTATTTGGTCAATATATTACATTTGTTATATATTTGAAAAATCAAATCAAGCAAAATGAAAACAATTACAATAAAACTAAGCAGTGGACTTGAAGTCACTTTAACAGAAGAGGACAAGAAGTTAATAGATGAGAAGTTTGCGAATCTTGATGAAAACCTTTATTCGATATTAAAAGTTTCCTCACCTGATCAAATAAAAGCAGTTTTAGAAAAAATGACAAACGAAGAGCTTTTACAATTCGCAAAGTTGAATGACCAAGAGATTGAAGAAACTTATTATCCTGATCCATTTTCTCAAAAGATTTACAGTGAGATTTTCAAGAGAAACAATTTAGGATTTAAGCAATTAAGAAAGTTAAGCTCTATTCAAAGAGATTTTTTAAAGAGTCTAGGCTTAAAAGTAAAATAGATTTTATGTTAAAGCCAACCTAAGCATGTTGTAAAAAGGCTTTTTTAATAACTCTAAAAAATCAAAATATTATGGAAAACAACAATAAAAAAAGATCTGGCGCTGCAAATGCTTTTGATAGAAGATACTTAGAAGCCAATCTAGTCGGTGAAATGCATCGAGGATCTAAAGTAACCGCTGTTACAAGTAAATATATATATACAGAAACAGATCGATACGAGAAAAAAGGTTACCGAATTTCTTTCGAAGAAAAAGAGGGTACAGATAAATTTATTACACCTGATACTTCTGGCGACACTGAAGGTGACAGACTTTAACTACTTAACGAACTAAATAAACAATCATGAGAGAAATAAAATTTAGAGGACAAAAAATCAATTCAAATGAATTTGTAATAGGTGGATATTTCGGATGCTCAGAAGAGGATGGATATGTTCATTACATTTTCACTCAACCAAATGGTGCAGAAGCCGTAAAGAGTGAAACAGTAGGCCAATACACAGGCTTAAAAGACAAAAACGGAGTAGAGATATATGAGGGAGACATTCTAACAAGAACTAATGGAGAAGTCCGAATTGGAAATGATTGGCACCCCAATGTGGAGAAATCATATGTAGTTTGGGAAGATGCTGCGTTTGCTTTAAAATCACCTGGTTCCGAAGCTGTAGACTGGGCTCATTCAAGCTATTACCAAGAAACTGAGGTCATCGGCAACATCCACTCTAACCCCGAACTACTAAATAACAAAAATTAAATACAATGGCAATACTAGAAAATTTAAAAGGAGTAAAAAAATCCAGAACTGAGTTTGAATATATAAATGACTCTTCTGAAATACAAAACATACTAAGCGAAGGCAAGGCGTGTTCTGCAGCTGGTGATAATGGCGCAATTAATATTTACAAAGATGATAAAGGTGTATTCAGGTGTGAAGCAATGCGATTCCGTGTAACAATTGAAGAAAAACGCCTTAATATTATTACCGATGTCATAGAATGGGCTGACACATGGCTAGATAATATTAAATAATATACCAAATATAAATACATTATGGAGAATACATTAGAACAAAACGAAAATTATGGAAAAGCCACAATCGGATTTGGTACATCAGAGCAAAAAGAATTAAATATTGTTGATTTCCTTAAAGCGGAATATAAAGATAATAGACTAATGTCTGTGGTAATGTTGGAAGATGAAACATTTATTTTTTCCGTTGAAAATCCGGTTTCATCTGGCAGAGCACCACATCAAGCAATGCGACTTGGTAAGGAGTCAGCTATCGGAATGCTTTCAACTATTTTATTATACTTCAATACTAAATTAGGAGAAAACGGCATACAGGAAGCTATAAAAGATGCTTCTGTTAGAAATGAAATAAATTATTCCACCTCTCATAATTTCAAACTAAAGACTGAATAAATTATGGAAAAGCTAATATCAATGACTGATTTCGTCCTACAATTTGAAAAGCCCGTTGGTTATTTTGAAGATCAAAGTGATTTTCTTCATTGTCAAGTTGAATACATGCAGAATGTAATGAACTATGCTAAGTTTCTCAAACAGCCTTTAACCCTTGGAATGTTTGTTCCTTGTGACGAAGAGTGCAACGTTTTAAGTGAGCCGATTTTGGGACGCGAACCATTTAGTAATAATGAGGAAGATTTTTCAAATTGGGAGCGTCACCGAAAAAAATACATTGAAGCAAAAGAAAAGGTTCTGTTTGATGGATTTGAAATAGGATCATTAAACACAGTTTTTAATGTAGAATTAGGGTTAACCATCTATTTAGACAATTGTCAATTTTCGATTGAAGATAGTTTAGGAATAGGCGGTGGTGATTTAATGGGAAAAACAATTGAGGCTTTAGCTTACGCACCTTTGGAAATTAAGTTAACCCCTTCCACCTTAAAACAAATAGGACTTTAACCATATACCCGACATCGGCAAAATGGTAATTAACCAATAAAAACAAAACAATGACTAAAGAAGATATTTACACCACTGAGTTTGATTTTATAAATGATTTTAAATTTTTTCAAAAAGTCCAGTTAAAGCAAGTAGTTTATCGCGATGACAGAATGTATCAAAGCATCATTTTAGAGTGGAAACATTATGCTTATGGAGATGTAAGAGAAATGATTAGTGCTATTAAGTTGGATAAAGGACTTATGGATATGCTTTCTACAGCTCAGCCTTTTGCATCATACGGTTTTACCAGCAATAAACTAGCAATAACTTTCAAAAAGGATTTAAAACTTTCCAAAGATAGGGCTGAAGCGCTGATAAGATATATAATCAAAATAATTAAAAAATAGCCATGAAAACTAAAGAAGAACAACTAAAAATATACTCAGCATATCTGCCGTATGGACTGAATTTTCAAATAACAATAGGATGGGATAATTCTGTTATAAAATTGGATTCAATTAATTGTTACCCTTCAGAAAGGCTAATATTAAATAATAATCCATATTACGAGGCAAAAAAGGTTAAACCTATCCTTTATCCCTTAGACATGTTAACCCAGGAGATAGAGCATGAGGGGGAAAAGTTTATTCCACTTCGTAAAGTTTTGGAAGAATATCACTTTGATCTAACTAAAATGGATGAAAAGTATATATTAAGCTTTAAAGAAGCTTTATTTGAAGTCGACATGAGTTATAAAACAGCTCAAATGTTATTATCGTGGCACTTCAATATTTTCCAATTGCCGGAAGATCTGTATATCAACAAAGCAACTTTAAATCAGAAATCATGTTAACAGGAAAAGCTAAAGAAGATTTTGAAAAATGGTACATACCATTAATTAGAAAGAGAGAAGATATACAAGATAGATACTGGGATGAAAATTTATTGAGCATGATCTACCGATCTGGAGATATAGTTTTAAATGCTTTTTTCCTTGAATGGTTTGACTCTGTCGGTATTTATATTCAAAATTGGTGTTCCAGCGCAGGAATAGATAGGCCAGAATTTGACTCTGAGGTATTCTATAAAAAGAAACAACATACTTACAATGATTTTTTCAAGACCAGGCAAGAATCATTAAAATGGGCTATCGAAAAAGCCAATGAAATATACAATCAGCAACTTTAAAAACAAAATAAGATGATAAAGCCAGAAGAATTGAGAATAGGAAATTATGTGTGTATAAATAATGGATATAGTACGGTTGGTGACTTGTTAGAGTTAACTCAAAAGAATTTTGAAATATTAATTGTTAATAACTCATATGATAGGATATATCCCATTGAACTAACCGAAGAGTGGTTATTAAAATTAGGCTTCAATAAAGATTATAAAACTGGATACATTGGAATAGATGTAAGCAATAATGATTTTGTTTTAACCTTTCCCAGTATTTTAGGGAAATTCCAAAAATCATTTGCTTATGAATTTAAAAGCGGAGGCTGGGCAAAGTTTAAAGAATTAGAGGATGTTCATTCTCTTCAAAATCTATTTTTCGCCTTAACTGGATCTGAGCTAACTATAAAAGAAGGGAAATGAAAAGCGTAGAATTAGATTTAGAGAAAAGACTTCTTGTTGTGGAAATTGATGAAAGTCTTGAAACGTTAGATATTTACTCACGGAATAATGAACCGTTGAAAAAAATATGTTCAGGCTCAGAGCTTACAGAGGATCTTGCAAGATGCTTAATAAAGAGAATAAATCGAATTTATGGATTAACTAAAACTGAATTCTGGTTTAAGAATTATACAGGAAGCCAAACAGGATATTTTAAAAGTGCCATACAGTCTTTTATGTGTGCTATAGAATCAAAAGGGTATTATTGGGGTGAGAATCCTATTAATTATCCAAAACAAGGAAGCTACGAGGCGTTAATGACTACATCGTGGGAAGGTTTAAACAAAAGATTCGATGAAGCCGAATCCCGCACTTTCAACCCTGATAAAACTTTAATATTTGAAATACTGTAAAAGATGACAAGAAAGCAAATTGAAAATAGGATTAAGAAAAACGAAGATAGAATAAAATCTATCAATCAACAAAACCGAGATCTGTTCTTGCAATCACTACTTATTACTGATCAAGAGCAACAATATTCAGAGACTTATATTGAGATAGGAAGAGGTAAAAGTAAGGAATCAGTTTTAATGGGTAAAATTACCTGGAAAGAAAATTGTATCGATGAAGATACTGGCGAGGTTATTACAATAGAAAGATCACAATTCGTGAAGAGAAATGGAGATTGGATCGTTTAATTACGGAAACCCACAACCCCAAACACTAAAACAAAACTAAATTAGCATGAAAATAAGTTACAAAGGATTAACAAGAACTGTAATCTTAGTAGGAAGATTTGCTTTTAAGTTTCCAACTGTACAATTAAGTCATTATGAATTTCTGCGAGGATGTTGTGACAACTGGAAAGAGAGATCAAATTACAAATACATAAGAAAACATCAAAAAGAGCATTTAGAAAATATCTCGCCTTCCTATTTCTGTTTCTTATTCGGATTATTACAGATACAAGCTAGATGTGAAGAGTTTGAGTCTGAACCATCAAAAGAACAGAAAGAGTTTTTCTTTCATTATTGTAAAAATGACTGTAAAAAAGATAATCTAGGGTGGTATAATGGAAAGGTTGTTTGCTTGGATTACGCTTAATAAATTGAATTATGAAAAAGATCAGAATAAAACAACAGAACTCTTTCATTCTTGGTGTTATCGGAGCTTTAAAAACTTTAATGCTCGGAAAGGGAATAAGAGCGACTCATGACATTAATATTGTCCGAGGACAGAACGACTCTCTTATAGAATTTACTCGAAAAGACGAACAAGACATAAACCCTCTGGATTTCTTTATGTTCGGTTATTTCGTTGGAAGAGATTATGATAATCACTAACTTTACCTCATGGAAAACATAGAGGAAATAGAAGCGAAAATAATTGAGATAACCAAAGAACAATTTAAAAAGGACGGCGGGGCTAATGGAGTACATATGGGATCCTTCGATCATATTTTAAACTTGTCAATTCAGGAAAGAAATGAGTTTCTTTATAACATGGTAGCAAGGAAGAAAATATTAATATTTCAAGCCCTCAATGGTAAGAGAGTAACAATGCCTAAATAAAATAAAGCCCAATTATATGGGCTTTATTGATATCCAGTAAATGCAGTATAGTATGCTGCTACTTCGTTATTATCTTCAGGGTTTGTAACCTGAAATAATGTTACTCCGTTTATTGTTTGTACTTCCTCAATCATCCTTATTGGATGTCTCGCATAAATATCCTTGTTCATCGTATAAATTCCCTCATATACATCTTCACCTTCGACTATTTTTTCTTTTCCGTCTCTTAGCGTGAATACAAATTTTTCTTTAGGCTCCTTCATGATTTTAATTTCAGTTTACAAATAACCCACAAAAATGTGATAATTACAAGTTTTTATATTAAAACGTTACACCTTTTTCTTTTAGTTTTATTTTGCATTAGGATCTCTCCATGTACCAACACCATCACCTTTTTTACGGCTTGGAGGCAATGGTGGTCTTGGATGGATAATATCATATAACCAAACTTTTGCTAAAAAAGTTCCCTGGACCTCTACTGATTCAAATACAATATTAAATTCTACACGTTCACGAGTAACTAACTTCTTTACGAAAGGTTCGTTTCTAGCCGTATAAAATACGTCTATTTGTTGTTTCTTTTGACTTGTAATCAACTTGATTCGATCATGAAGAACTTCTTTTATTTCGCCACTTATTTGCATTCAATAAAATTGATACAATTTATAACACTTTCAAAATATTTTTAGCTACAATTTGTAACAATATGCATTTTTCTGGGATTCATCGGCATTAAAAAAGCCCATCCGAAGACAGGCTAAAAAACACAAATGCTTGTTAAAAAAATTACATTGTATTTAATATACATAAAATTCGTGCCAACTTAATACTATGATCTCGATCATAAATAAACTAAAATACACTTTATATATTTGATTATTAGTAATTCCAACTAATAATAATTTCATCATTTTTGCTTACCAAGCTTCTCTCCAACGGGAAGCTTTTTACCGAAAACACTTTTTAAAATTATCATACTTACTTGATAGGAGTCTTTCATTTGAAGGGCTCCTTTTTTATTTTGTGATAATTTGTATATTAGTGAAAACTAAGTACCATGAATGAACTAGAAACTGAATACAATAAATTTAAAAAAGATGAATCACGAGTTAAATTGAATATAGAAAAAGTTGATTCGTCAATTGAGACATATACTGCTATAGCATGGTGTCTTGTATTCATAGGCATTTTAATTGTTTTCTGGTCTTTTTATGATTTTGTGATAAATAATACTGAGGCTGGATATACTTTAAATTTATACGGGGATTTTTTGTCTGGAAGTGTTGGTTCTTTATGGGCATTGGCGGGAATTTTATTTCTTTACATTGCTTTCTTAGGACAACAGCAACAAATTTTATATCAAAAAATTGATTTATTATATAACAGTTTTGAGATGTCAAAAACTAAAATTGAGATAGCGAGACAAATCAACGAAAGGATAAATAATGAGAATAGCCAAAATTCACTTCATGGTCATTTAAATGGACTTTACAATGAAGAAATTGAAAAATTAAAGTCAGAAGTAGATAATCAAAAGCAATCAGCAGAGAATGCATTTATTGAATTGGTTGAGTTACGAGATAAATATGATAACTTAAAAAATGAGAATGATTTATTAAAAAACAATTCAGATAGAAAATAAAAATAGCCTCCTACTAAGGGGGCTTTTTAGATAATACTTCACATTTTGTTTAGTTAGTTTTTATATTTATTGTAGGCTACAGCCATCTTAACATCATAATTGTTTGCTTTATATCCCGGACCATTATATCCTTTCGCAAATGCTGCCCAGTTTTTATTTCGTAGATGTCCGGTCAATCCAAATGCTTTAATATATCTTACAAACGAATCCAGGTGATCCGCTTCTGAACGATACATTTTATTTACGAAATCTTGGATTGAAGAATAGCCAAGTGTTTTCCAATGTTCACCCATCACCTGAAAAGTACCCCAAGAACATGACATCAAAGCGGCGTCACGATTTAGTTCAACAGCTCTTTGAAGCTTAGAATGTTGCTCAGATTCTTTGCCGTAACCACCAGGTGTTCTATTACATAAATCAGGATTCGATTGTGCAAAAGCCCCGTTAGTATATTTATAAAATTTATGTCTTTCGAATAGTATTTTAGGTGCCCCATTCGCGAAGAATCCTGAACCTCTTCCCTCCACTTCTGATACTGCCTTAATCGCCGCAACTTCACAACCTAATTCTTTTGCAGCATTTATGTAGTCTTGCTCTGTTAGTGTTTTCATTTTTCTAAATATTTATCAATTATTACTTTAAAGCAGAATCCCGTACCAACACCTAACATATAAAGCATCAGACAAACTGCCATATTCAAAAGAGTTTCACTCATTAGAGTCGAATCAAGTTATAAGAAACTCCAATTCCAAACCCAGGATAAAACTGATTAGATGCAGGTATATAATAATATCCAGCTTGTATACCTATACCCCATTTTTTAGGCTTCATATCAATTCTCTTCTTGAAGTGTTCTACTCCATTTATTTTCATGTTCTTATCTGGAGACGAAATATCTATATAGGTATTCTCTTTACCAAAAAGCCATTTTTTGTCATTATACTTTACCACATCAACAACTGCATTATATTTATAATCTACAGTACTATCCTGAACATTTGAAACTATTTGGAGGTATTTGTTTTCATAGAATACACGAGCTTTCTTATTTACGTCCAATTCGGTTCTTGTTGCCTTTAATTGACCCTCAAGAGTAAATTTTGCCCGGGTTAATTCATCGATCTTCTCTTGTGCTATATTTAATGCAGGAGCAAGAGTATCGCTTACATAAGTCATGTAATTTTTGGTAATGTAGTTTTTTACTACTTCACCTTCTTCTTGCTTAAAAGTACCATGGGTTGTACTATCTTTCGGATTTATCCATTTAGGCAAATAAATAGTATCTCTTCTATTTTCAGATTCTTTTGCAATTCTGTCGTTTTTACTTAAAGTAAACCATCCGCCGATAAGATTTGCAACTAATGCAATTGTTATCAAGGCTAAAACTGCTATAAATGCATTCTTTTTCATTTTGCTTGGTTTAATAGTGTTGTTGCTTGTTCTTGAGTCTTTTCCCGCAAGGTACTGTCAGCTTGTTTTATTGTTTCTTGCTTTATGTAACCCGCTTTCATTAAAAGTTCATCTTTTAGTTTATCCTTCTCTGTTTTCTCTTTTTCGTATAATTCTTTCCATGCTTTTTCAGAACTTTCATTTTTTCTGATGTTAATGAAGTAAGTGATCCAGAACATTAAGAAAAATACCGATCCTACAAATGCAAGAGGATTTTTAGTAATAAGTTGTTGAATTTTACCGATCTCGTTTGTGTTAGGATTTGCCATTTCATTATTTATAGTTTTTAATTATGAGCCACTAAAAGTCCTTTTTCAAATTGCATTGCTCTATTGGCGCCAACTGAATCTTTATAAGTTATTACAACACTTTGTCCTGCCTGCGAACCAATCAAAATGTCTCCTGTAATAATTTCAAGTGCATTATTAACGGTTCCGCCTGATGCCTCAAGTCTTAAAGCTGTATTATTAATGTTTGAGCCTGCAGAAGAAATGTCAGCTCCGATATTACTAATATTGCCTTCATCTCTCTCACTTGTAATTCTAAATCTGTTTTTATAAGTTGGGTTGCCCGGGAAATTATCCGACGAAATTGAAACGCCACTAAGGAATATTCCAGAATTATCGAATTCTCCAAAAAGTAACTTACCCATTGAACTCGTTAAAGTTGTAGGTGTTATTTTCCACCCATTAACACCACCAATAAAACCTGAATCAGCATTAATTGTCCCCTTAATGTCCGCGTTTTCAGCAATCATTTTACCGTTGTGTTGAACTCTGAATGGGGCTGTATTTCTGTTTTCAAAATCTGAACCTGCACCAAATCGAACACTTATGCCTGTTGTATCGCCATCGTCTGTTTTTCCTGAAATAAAGGCGTTTCTTATAGTCCCCTCACCTACTTCGATAACTTCAGACATTAAAAGACCTCCGTCAATTGAAGTGAATCCATCCGAACCGTTGCCAAATTTTATTTTACCTTTAATCTCGCCAGTATCAAGGTTGAAATAATTCTGTCCGTCTAATGAAGAAATAATCCCAGTTCTGATAAGACCTCCGTTTATTGTAGTTGTACCGACGGTAACCGAAAGAACACGAACTCCATCAACTACAGAGTGCAGAAGTCCAATAAGGAAAAAATAATCATTGGCATCAGAATCGAATTTTATTTGTTCTTGTGTGAAGACAATAGATCCGGACTGATCTGTCTTGCTGCATTTACCATAAACATATCTCCAAGTATCATCAGGAATAGTTTCAATGTTTTCTGGAATATTCCATTCTTTATCCATGGTTTGAGAGTAAATAATACCAGGATTAACTTTTACTTTGTTCTTATCGTTTTCATACATTAAATAGAAAACCACAGAACAGCTAATTTGCTGGCTTCTTGCACCAACTGTAAGCATATTCGTTTCGATTGAATTTGGACGGATGTTTTCGGGATTGAAATAATCATCTGTATCAAACACAAGGTTCTTAAGTTCTTCAGTGGTTTTTAGTCCTATTTTTGAGTAGTTAATATTTCCAAGATTGACAATCGACATTACATTTTTAATCTCTTTAATATCAAGTATAACCTGGGAACTGTAATTAATCTCATAAGTATCTGCAATGACTATTTTTGTCCTATAGGGATTATAATCACCGTTCTCAATGAAACTTATAGTTTCTTGGTTAACTCTCAGAACCTTATTTATACCAAGTTCTTCATCTATGACACGGATATAATCACCTATATCAAACTTTCCTAAACCTATTTTCTCCATGTAAGCAGGATCTACGCCCAGATCATAAGAAACTTTTGCATTTTTATGCAAGTCGAATTGTTCCAAACCCTTTACTAAAAGTTCATTTTCCGCATTATCTATGTAAGATTTAGGCATAACAATATCAATGATCACGTATTCATCACCTAAAGCAAATTGAAATGCAGCTGAAGCTTCATCAGGAAAGCTTTGCCCCTGATCATTTTTGAAAGGAATTATTTCAAACGATTTTGTTGTGTGATTATAACCACCTTTTTTAATTTCAAATTCATATCCAGCAAGATTTCCGGTTTTTACACTGATCTTTGCAGATGTCCCAGCAATAAGATATTTTGTAGTAACTCCATCAGACTCTTTCTCATTCAAGTCAAAATCCATTGTGTTATCACTGAATTTGAATTTTGTATCTCCTAAAGACGTTATTTTTCCGGTTCTATGTGGGTAAATATCATCGAAAGTGATTGTACCTTCTTTAAGTCCAAATGAAGCAATGGCCTGTTCATTTTCAATGTAGTCTGAATTGGGTAGCTTTAAATGTGTACTGAAATTTCTGTATTCGTTGGGTATATTTTCGGTACCTCCGGAAACATATAGACGATTAATAATATCATTATCATCTACATTGTTTCTATTCAGATTATATAATCCTTTCCCCTTTCCATATTCAAAAGCAATTGGGACTTTTTTGCCATAATCTCCGGTATGAATAACAAACTTTCCATTTTCAACTTTAACCCAGAAATCAGTATTAAAGCCATTTTCTTTTGAGCATATTTTCTGTAAAGCAGATAAGCAGGTATCATCACCAAAAGTTAACGATTTTGTTTCTCCATTAGTAAAGTTTCCAATTTCCCAGTTTGTAGAGAAACGCTGCATATTGTTTTTAAGACACAATAAGAATGTTTCAATTGTACCGATTAACGGAAAATCTGTATCTGTTTTAAAGCCTGTAGCATCGGTATTAAAATATTTACAACGAAGCAGATCAAACATTAATCCCTGTGCTATAATATTGTATTCGTATTGAGACGAGTTGTTTTTATTTACTCCAGGTAATGCATTAATTCTATATACAGAACCGAATAGGACGAAGTAATCATTAATTCGAATATCTAATACAGAAGCAGAATTAAGCTTTATTGAGACTGAGTCATCAGACAACAGTACTCTATTTAAAGTGGCAGTTTCCACTGTGCGTTTCCCTCTCTCAATTAAATTAAAGAGAGGCGTTCCGCTTCTGTATAGTGTTATATTATTCATTATCCAAAGAATTTTATTAAGCCAGAAATTCCCATTGCAATAGATTTAGACCCTAATATTTCATCTGGATGTACTGCATTAATTTTTACAGTTTCAGTTTTTGTACTTCCTTTGCTGACAGGCCTTGTTTCTTCTGGGAAATCATAGTCGGTATCTACAGATAGATGTACCGGAATAAGATAAACTCTATTATTGTACGAAGTACTATTATCATATTCCTGATGCAACCTTTTTTGCCAGGTCACAAGTCCTGTTTTTCTGTACATTTCTGCATATTGTCCATTCGAGTAGTTTTCACCGAAAGCGTTCTGATCAGTTGGAGGGAATGTTACTACAATACCTATTCGAATTGTAGAATCATATGCATGTATACTAGAAATAATATCATTATACTTTGCAATGGCAATATCAACTCTTGTTTGCGCATCTGATAAAGTCACTGCGCTAAATATCTCATTGATTCCTATCTGAATTGCTACAGTTCCATTACTTGCAAAAGTTTGATTTGTTATACTTAAATAATACGCGAAATCAAATTTATTAGTTGATGGGTTAAAGAACTTATTTACTACAGGTTGTGTTACTGAAGAATAATTGATTATTGCATCACCGGAACCACTGACTTTATTCAAGGTCCCGGTGTTCGTTGGTCCAGTACCAGTCAATACTGCAACGGAAAAATAAGCAGTACCACCAGTGCCACCAGTGGGATTTACTTCGTCAACTCTATACGTATTTGATCCTTGAGAATAAACAGACCCTAATCCCGGCCAAACCGAAGGTGTAGCTGTAATATTTATTTTGTACAATGGCAGTCCAGCGGTATAAAAAGTGTCAACTCTAGCACCTGAAATCGCTTCATTTTTATAGCCCGCAGGACCTTGTTCGCCAATACATCGGATTTTCATGACATCATTGCCAAAAATATCGTCCATTAAAGGCCCTGTAATCTTTTTACCAGTTCCTGTACTGTCTGCAATTAATAAAAAGTCCCTTGTCACGCCATTCCCCGCATTTAAACCAACAGAAAGCAGGTTTTGAACTTTACTGGCTAAAACATCACGCCCACGCATTACATATAAAGCCATTGTTTGATTCATACTTTCTGGAACGGGATCCAAACGCCATTGTCTTTTGTATTGTTTTCCAACAGGACCATCATAGTTTAGAACATAATTATCATTATTATCTCCAAATTGAGGAACACAAACATTCTTGTTATAAATGTTTAATTGCGATCCAGGAAATACATGATACTTCGAAGTGTATAAAACATCCGGATCTCCAAAACCTCTAATTCTGTCTGATTCCTTTTTAGTAAGTTGCTTTTCAAAATGTCCTTTAATAACTTCACAGTACATGACATATTTCAGGTTTGAAACAGTCCCAGTTAAGGTATCCGTTCCTAATGCTGTAGTATATTTTACTGCTAAAACCGAATTAAAATCAGTTGCAGCTGCTCCACCATATAAGGAAAACATCCCGTTCCCTATGAAAGAGACGAAAATATCTTTATCAGCTGTGTTGATGTATGTTTCATCAAGATCAAAATAAATATTCTTAATAACATTCAGCTCTAATGATACGGGCTTAGTTTTGTTAAAGATGATTGGACCTGTGCTACTTGTTTCTCTTACGATACAAGTAACCTGGGTAGGAATCATCGTTGCATCAAATGCTTTAAACATATAACCCAATCGATTAAAATTGGTCAATTTACCTTTGATCTGTCCCCAGCCTTTGAAAATGGAATTATTTACGTTCAAGGTAATTGTTCCCTTTGTATCAAGCGAATCAGTAACAAATCCGTCTGTAATAACAGCATCATATTCAGCTATCTTTTCCGCTACTGCTTTTGATTCAACCGGGTTAGTATCAGTCAGGGAAACTTTCTTGGATATAAGAGAATCTTTAAATTTTATAGTTTCTGTAACCTTGTTAAGAACAAGATAAAATCTTTGCTTTGGACTTGCGCCATCGGCTGATTGAGTTGGAAAATCTGCATAAGTCATTGTATCTGACTTGTACTTATAAGGAACCGTTCCAGCTGTATTGCCTTTGAAAAGTCCCGTCTTTCCATTGCACCAAAACTCTACCCAAAGAACTTTATTACTTGTATTGGTAATTAGAGAGTGATCAAATGCTACATCTACAACATCACCTTCAGCGATTGAAACAGTCTTCTTAACTCTAGCAAGCTCAGTTCCTGTCATTGATTCCTCACAGATACGCATATTTACTTCTGTGACTGGCTTTGTTGTTCCTGAAATCTGACCAACTTTAATAACTGTTTGATTAAAGTCTTTATATGATGCGAAAGCAAAAGCGAAAGCTGCAAAATTATTTGAACTGGCAAAAAACTCATTTGAAGTATAAGTATCAGTTTTTACGCTTTCTGTTATGTATGTTTTTATCGAAACTGCTTCACCAATTCTCTTCCATATTAAAGAATCATCGTTGGGAATATCAGTTATTGTTGCAGACTTCCCAGGCAAAACATACCAATAAATATCATTATACAAAGTTTGTGTATCAGGACCAGCAGGAAAATCTAAATCTGCAAATTTTGCAACATTATTAGAAACATCTGGCATTTTAGTTTCTGAACGAGTCCAAACAGTACCTTTTTTATAAAACATAGTATAATATCCACGCTTTGCACGAAGATTACCCAGATTAGGATATTTCGTCCCCCAATCTGCTGTACTATTTGGATCAGTTGGTTTATCATCTTCTGAGGAAATTTCAGGCTTATATGATCCGTCTTCTGTTGGTGCTGGACTAGTTGGGTTTACTGTACCTTTAAAATCTGATTCTACCTGCTCTTTAAGAGTTTCAATTTTTTGATCAAGCTGATTTGATAAGCTTGCAAAATCAGTATTGAACTTGTCTTTTGATACAGCGTTGCCAAGCAGACCATCCTTATCAATTGTTGCAATATTTGCTGGTGGTACTAAATCCGTTACATTTATGTTAATCTGATCACTCATTTTATATAGTTTTCTTTTTTAAATTTTCTCCCAAATTGTTTGAGCTGCAGTAGAGAGTTCTTTCATTTCCTCAATATTCCCTGCAATAATTATTATCTTCTCCTTTCCTGTCATATCTTTCCATTCTCCAAGTATCTCCGCTGTTTCAATGCGTGCATCATTGTAAACTATACCAGGAATATCGTTTCCTGAAGTATCTAATATTTTGAATATGAATTTCCCGTATTGATTTACATTTAAGTCTCTGACAAAGTCGTGTGAATTTGATCCTTGAACACCTTCTATTGTGCTTGTAATTGCTGCAACTTCATAAGTGTTATCTGGTTTTCTTCCGATCACATATAGAATTACATTTTGAGCGGCTGGCAGGGTGAATTTTATACTGATAGAATATGTCTGAACGTTTTCAGGAACGGAATAGAACTCAAAAAAATCATCATTTATTGAACTCTTCTCTATTACTGATATTCCAGAACCTTGATAAGATGGAAAAGCATAATCCTTTGTTAGGCTTACATCTCCCCTACCTATTTGTTTAGTTCCATCACCAAAGAATATTTCAGTTTCAGAGTCTATTTTGTAAGAAAGTTTGAATTTATCAAGTGATGTCTTTAGAACGGTCTTTATTGGGTTGGGTTCGATGAATTTCAAAGAGAAGATTCCATACATAACCCCATCTTTAAAGGTTTTTTCTGGTTTTACTTCATCTTTTGCGAATACCTCATAGGGTAAAGTTTTAAATCCAAGCGGTTCAATATGGAGTCTTTGTGTACCTGGTTTAGAAAATTCGCCAATTACGAAGTTCATGAAGTTATCAAACATTACCTCCCAATTATCACCACGGATGAAACACTTTAACTCAATAATACGCTCTTTATATTTCGGCTTCTTTAAATCCGGGGAAATACCATGATATTCAGCCCAATCATACTGTGTGACGTTTTTACGTTCTAATAAACCAACAAGACCAATTGATTCCGAAACATATACTCCGTAATCCTTAAAATTTTTGTCGTTTAAAGAATATTTTACTTCACTCATTTCTTAAAACTTGACTTGTGAATTCTTACATCACCTATTGATTTTATATTTTGATTTCCATAACAGAAAACTTCTACTCTTGAATTGTCGAAACTTTCAATATCTAATTCCGCATTGTCCAAAAGATTTATAATGACAAAAGCATTGTCTACTACTCTGACTTTAGCTTTTGTGTTGTGTCGCAATATCAATTGTGAAACATTGAAATCTGTATAGGTCATCTGAACATTTGAATTTCCAAAAAAAGCAGCTTTTGGTAAATTGTTTGGCATTCCGGTATAGTCGGTAAACAATCCATAGACTTCACTTTGTCCTTTAAATTCACGCAAAACATTTAATGAAGGGAAATCATTTTCCATCGACCAATCATCACCCATGAAATACATTTCACACAGATTCTTTACCGATGAATCAGAAATCATCTTTTCTTGCCATGGTTTGCACAGATTTTTTTCTATTGCCTGTTTTAAAATTTCTGATGTTTCCATTATATACCTGCTAGTCCGTTTTTAGTTTTAGAATTAATTTCAGATAGTGTCTTGTCCATGTTGTGAAGCTTTCGAGTGTTTGTTTCAATTTGAGAAAGCAATACTGTTTGACTATTGGCAACTGTCTGGTTAGTTTGCATTATTTTCAGAACTGCGGCTATATTTATACGCACAGCATTAAATTGAGCCTCTAATTCACCTGCTGTTTTTTCTGTGATACCTTTTATATCTCCTTTTAATCCTTGGGCATTTTCCGCGGATTCTCCGAAAAGATCTTGATATTGCTTTAGAGCTTCCATGTACTTCTTCATAGCATCCTCGCCCATTGCTTTAATCTTCTCTCTTTCTTCTGCGGTAAGACCATCGAAACTACCACCTACCGGTGTTGCAGCCATTTGTGCTTTTAAAGCTCCGATTAAGTCTAAAACTCTTTGTTTTTCAGCTTTTAATGCTAAAACATATTTGGTGTTTTCAGGACTGTAATAACTTGCACTTTCAGCAGTTTTAATTTTATCTTCAATATCTTTTATATCTTGTTGGTACTTTGAGATCTGCGCATCATTTGCATTTGAGTTTCCATTACCAAATCCCATTGAAGAATAAAGCTTATTCACCATTTCCTCAATAGCAGGCTCAAGTATTTTTATTTTTAAGGCATTTGCTACCGCATTTCGCATAACATCATCCACGATCTTATCGAAAGAAGCTGCTGCATCCTCACCCTTACCGAAAGCATCAATCATTGCATTTGCAAGATTCTCAGATAATTCTTTAAAGTCAGTAGATGTTACGCTCTTTTTAAAATTGTCCATAACAGATTCAATCTGCTGTCCCACTTGACTTATTTGACCATTTAAACTCGTTATTTTATCTTGATCAACTTTTTTCTTCTTCTGTTCTTCATCACGCATCTGTGTAAGAAGTCTTTTTTGCTCGGTTAGGTTTTCAACTAATCCTCGTTGCATTTGGATTGCTGCTTCACCTGCTGTTTTCTCTATAGAATTTTGTAGTTCATCATAAGAAGTTTTAAGGTCTTCAACAGCTCTTTGCCATTCCTTTATATTTCTCTCATAGTGCTTATCATCCCCTAGTAACTTAACCATTGCACTAACAACCTGAACGATTCCGGAAATCATTTGCCCATAATTTCCAGAGAAATATCCAGCAACAGCATTTATAATTCCATCGATCAACTGTTGTACTTCAGCTAAAGTTTGTTTTAATTCATCTGACAGACCACCGAATGCATCTCCAATTGTTGATACAACATCTAGGGTCGCATTAGCCGCAGTTGCAGTTACTTCAATAATATTTACGAATGCTTGATTGGTTTCTTCGAGCTTCTCTTTGTATTTATCACTGCCCTTTCCTGATTTTATTTCTATATCATAAAGCTCTTTTCTTTTCTGCTTATAATTATCTACAGATATTGATATTGCTTTAAAGGGATCTCTACTTGCTGTCATTTCTCCAAGCTTTTTATAGACATCCTGATATGCTATTAAATCCTCTGTTTTTAAAGAAAGTCCAGCGCTTGATTCTAGAAATGCCTTAAACTGTAAACGCATTTTTTCAAGCGTTTTAGGTCCAATTTTTGAAAGATCACCAAAAGCTTTAACCCATAAATCAGTTTTTTGGAAAAGCTCTAACGACATATTAGAAATATCTTTAGCTTGCTTTTTATTTGCTTTTTCAGTTAAATCTGTTTTTTGTTCAGGTGTAGTTGTTTTGTCTTTTGCAATCTTATCTCGAATAAGATCATATTCTTTTTCAATTGCCAGTTTTCTTTCCTCAAAAGTCCTTTGCTCTTTCAGAAATTCTGAATAAGTATCCTGCTGAGATTGAAGAATGTTTCGTTTTTGTTCAGTGAAATATAATTTCTTTTCTAAGAAATCTTTTGAATTTCCGCCTGCTTTCTCAAAAGCTGCATCTTCTGCTTTTTCTAAAAATTCAAGTTGATCAACCAAAGAAGGTAACTTTTTCAGAGAATCGTCAATACCTCTTTTAAATCCTTCTAATGGAGTTTCTGTGCCATTTAATGATCTGATTTTTTCTTGAAGGAAAATAAGATCTTGCTTTTGTTGGTCAGAAATGATGCCTTGATCAGAAAGATTTTTTAAAGCTTCTTCCTGTTTTTCTAAAAATTGTAGATAGTTCTGAGAACCTTTAAATAATTCTTTATATTGAGCATCAGCTGTTTCTTTTCCATAATATTCAGCAATTTTATAATAGTTATTCCACTGCCTTTCGCCTTCCTCCATTCTTTCTTGAAAACTTTTATATTGACGAGCTTTTATTTCTTCATTTATTTTTTCAAGACGATCAGATGCTTCTTGAGAACTTATTACCTCGCCTGTTAAGTATGGATTACCTTTTTTATCTTTGTCGTTACCATATTTATCGACAGTTCTCAACTTTACAACACCATTTGCGGCGGTATCATAAGCTTTTTGCAATAAATTTGCACGTCTTTGAAGCTCTTCAATAGATCCTTCTGGAATTATTTCTGCAAGTTGCTTATTGTCTTTCTTCTCCTTTTTAGGATTTAATAAGTCACGATATTTTTCGATCTGGTCACGATAAGCATTCCATGCCTTTGAGCCCACAACTGCTTTTTTCTTTAGATCTTCTAATCTCTTTATCTCTTCTTCATACCATTCTTGAGTACCTTTCTTAGGTCCGGAATCTAATGCTGCATCACCTATATTACTCCAGGCGTCACGTAATTCTTTATCATTTTTTTTGGTCGCATCATTTATACCTTTAGCAACATCGTCAGCCAGAATATTAAATTGCTTATTAATTTCATCACGCGTTTTTATAGCAGCTTTAGCAGGGTTGTATGCTGAGTAATCTATACCCTCTTCGAGTTTAAATTCACGATACATACCAGCCCCAATATTTTCCTTCTTCGCATTTTCAGCTCTTTTTTTAATATTAGCTGCTCTCTGTTTTTCGTAGGCATCTTGCTTTAAAACTAAATCAAGATCTGCTTGTGCCTTTTTCTTGGAATATTCTTCAAGAAGTGCTGCTTTTCCTTTTGCGATAGCAAGTTCTTTCAAGCGTGACACTAAAGCAGTATAGGCATCTGAAAGTTTAACAGTAGCTCTGTATTCCGCATCTACCGTTCCTATAAAGGACTTATTTGTTTTTGTTAGGTTTTCATATGCTTTTTTGCGCATTTCAAGCGTCGAATAGCTCGATTTAAGTATTACAATTTCCTTTTCGACGGCACCAACAATATTTGCACTACTTCTTTTATAGGCAGCTGCAACGGAATCACTAACTTGTTGTTGAAATTCTAGGGCAGCGGTTAGTTTTTCTGCTTCTTCTTTAGCATCATAATTAGCCGTTCTAAAATAAACCATTGCGGCAACAACAGCAGCAATTCCAGATGCTAATAAAACATATGGGTTTGCATTAGCTGCAGCATTAAATAATAACTGCGCTTTAGTCATACCAGATATTCCCTGGGCGAACCTAACAGCCGCTAGAGTTCCCTCAATCCATATCTGAGCTTTTTGCAAGGCGTTAACTGTGATTAAAACAGCCTTATAAGTTCCATAAGCAGCAACTAATGTTGATATTACCTGTATAACATCTTGGTAATGCTCAACTAAATAGGTTAATCCCTGAATTCCATCAGATAGAATACCCTCGTTAGCTTCTCCAATCTTGTTTAACATTTGATCCCAAGCATCACCCAAATTGGCAACCTGACCGGAAAGAGATTTAGATTGTTTCTCCATTAGATTGAAGAACATACCTCCTTCATTTGTCATGGAGAATAAAACATCCTGAACGTCTTTGAAGCCTATTTTACCAGCTGATACCATATCAGAAATTTCAGATGTCGTTTTACCGAACTTCTTAGCGAGTTCCGCAACCATCGGAATACCTGCTTCTGTAAACTGTCGAAGGTCATCGCCCATCAGCTTACCTTTAGCTTTTACCTGGCCATAAACGAGGTTTATTCTAGCTAGCGGTACAGATAATCCAGCAGCAATATTTCCAAGCCTTGTAAGAGTGTCAACGACTTGATCGGCTGGAATTTGAAATGCTAGTAATTGTTTTGCACCTGAAGAAACGTCTTGCAATGAAAAAGGTGTTTTAGCAGCAAGATTAACCATATCACCCATTAGGGCCTTTGCCTCAATGGCATTACCCAGCATGGTGGTAAAGGCTATCTCTGTTTTCTGAAATTCACCTCTTACATTAATAAGCTCCATAACAAAGCTTTTAAGTGCTGATGCAGAAAAATAACTTGCAATACCAACAGATAGATTTTTGAAAGAAGAATCCATATTACGGGATTCTTGAGAAACTGTTTGTCCCAGTCCAACTATATCTCTACGCATAGAGTTTATGTCTCTACGCCATTGTTGCAAGTCTATTCCCGCACCGAAATATAAAGCTCCTTGACTGGTGTTCATTATTTATTAAATAGTTGTTGTAAGAAATCTTCTGATGTTTGTTCAGAGAGATTGATAACAGGTTTTTTCTTTTCTTTTTTATCTTCTTCGCTTTCGTAACTTGGAGAATCTATAAGCATTCTTTGTACGATTCGCCAGTCAACTTTCCAAAGCAGGTAATCTAGTTCCCATCCGAAATGATGACATATTTGCCCCATTACACCATAGATAGTTTTTAGACCGTTTTCTCTATCGGCATCGCTTTGGTCGGTCGATTTCCGTTCATTAATGCCATAGAGATCATAAAATTTTGATAATCTGAGAACTTTAATAGCTCAAATGCCAGGTTCTTAACTTCACTACTATTGAGAGTATTCAGGAAGTGCCATTTTAAAAACCATTTAGGAAACTTGCTGTCAACAGCTTCTGAAATTGCTTTAGCGCATAACTCAGCATTGTTTCTAACTGCTTCATATTGCGCCGGGATCTGTATTGATAAATCTTCACTTGAAATAGCTTCTTCGTCTACTTTAATTTGAATGAAAATCTTTGCAAGCCTTAACATTTTTCCCATTGGAATTTTATCTATCGACCACTTCATTTTTCTTCCAAAAAGACTGGTTTCAAAACTGTACCCCTCGCTTGTAAGAAGCTTTAATTCTTCTTTTTCTAAGTTTTCCATGTGTTTTAAGTAAAAAGAGCCTACCTAAACAAATAGGCTCTTTTATTTTTAATTGTTCAGAGTTTACTTATGCCTTGAAAGCGATAATAGGTGCTGTGCCTGCCTTTTTTGGTTGTAAAACAGTTGCTGTCACTTCAATTCCCATTAAAGCAGCTCTACCGATTTCAGAAGAAAGTTTTGCGGTAATTTTTGCTCTAGGAATTCTTAAACCGATTCCTTGTTTTGGTGTAAACTGTAATGATCTTTCTATTGATACAGTATTCGATGGGAAATTGAAAACTTCATCTGCTCCAGTTCCTGTTTTGGTCCCGCCAAAAGTTTCCACGAATGTGCTTAAATCTGGATCTGCAATTTTGAAGACAACAGATCTTTTTCCATCTGTAGTTTCAATATGAATTGGAGTGTCGATTTCTTCGACCTTAAATTCTGTTTCCGTAGGATCATCCCAGCTTAATGAAGCTGATCCATCTTCTGTATAGCCAAGAGGTGCAAGGGTTGTTCCCATTCCGCCATCTACTGCAATAGCACCAATTGCAATCTCTGCAACTCCGATGTTAATTTGTCCTGCCATTATTTGTATTATTTTTAGTTATATGCTTTTAAATTGATTCTGAAATTTATGTAGTTCGACTTCTCTTCATCTTCCTCAAATGTGTTGTGATTAACTACTGTAAGATTGAATTGCGGTCTGAATATGTCCTCAAAAATTGGATATACTGCCTTGCTTATTTCTAACATTCTATTGTTGTTAGGCATGTACTGAGTAATTCCATTTAGATTTACTGAAACCATTGGAACATAACAATTGACGTTAAAAACCCCATCTTGTAAAAAAGATCCATCCATCGAAATTGAATTAATCACAATGTCTTCTTTTATGCTTCCTGACGGTTTCTTGTCTTTATAAATATTTCCGGTGATAATGGTTCTTATGTTACTTTGTGAAAGCAGTTCAAAAATCCATTGTTTCCCTTCTAACACTGTTTTCTTCATCGTAATTGTTTTAGTAAGTTTGGAACCATAGCTTTTGCCATTTGTTCAGCACTTGTAAGAACATTTCTACCTCTACTTTCAACCTGTGACGCGTATTTCATACCCGCAACAATTACTAAGGCTATTTCAGGCTGTTGGCTAGCTAATTCGCGGGCTAATGATTTGCCTTTACCAACTCCAACACTATTACCTGAATAGTTTTCATACTCAATTTTGCCATCTATGATTATAGAATATCCAACAGAAGCACGTAAATTTCCAGTCACATCACGATAAGAGCCGTTTGCCCTAGCTTCATTTATTGCTAATTCTGCAACATATCTGAGAACACGTAACATTTTGCTGTTAATATCTTCATGAGCTTGAACAAATCGCTGATTGATTTCGTTCATATTTCCGATGAATCTTAGAGCCATAGCCTAGTGTGTAATTGTTCCTTTTTCCAGAGCATTGTGTCTCCTTCTAGCCTTACATTTCCATCCAAGTCGATTACTTTAATTCTTTCACCGACTGAGACTTTTGGACAGTTTTTAGGGAGATAAATAACAGCTCCATAAACATAGACCTCGCCGTCTGTTGTTACTATTTTACTTCCCCCTCCATTTCCTTCATCCCTGCATTTTGAGATAGACACCCACCCTTCAGTGCCAGGAATAAAACTTCCATCTTCTTCATTATATGAAGCTTCAGTTTTCTTAAATACTGTAAGCGTATAAGGAAATTGTTTTATCCCCATTTCGAAGTGATATCAGTAATTGTATTTTCAGAAAGCAAATCAGGCAATCCTAGTTTTCTCGCTAACATTGAGTAATATTTCAAAAGAGAAGGTTTATCGTAACCGATTGAAAAACCACCCTCAGAAATACTTGAAGGCATTGAAATAAGATCGGGGATTATGGTATAAAAGAACTTATCAAGATTTGTTTCTCCGGTAATGGTATCGGATGATACTAAATTCAAGCGTGATAATTCAAGCGCAATCAGATCATCGGAAAACTCAACCGACCATGTAGACAATTTTTCTTTTATGTAATCCCCGATAGTCATTTTTATGCTAACTTAGTTTTCAGGATTAGACGTTTTTTAACGTTGTTCAACACTGGCGTTGCAAATGCAGCAGCTTTAGTAAGCATTCGCATTGGTGCTGCACTACCAATAGCAGATAGCAAAATGAATTCATCAACAGTTTCTTTGGTGGACTCATTTAAGTCAATAGAAGCTTCAGGAGAAATAGTATACTGAAGATTTCCAAAGTCAGCAGTTCCGGAAAGGTGAATATTTCCTAATATCCAACCACTTTTTGACGTTAATGTTCCATCTTGATCTTCTTCGTTTACGTAGCTTTCCCAAATTTCAATTGTCGGTAGGTTTTGAGCTAGTAATGCAGAATTAATCTGAGCCAATGTTGGCGTTTGGGCTAAACCTAGTGCGTTTTGAGCGAATGATGCAGTAAACTTGATTACTTTTTCAGATGCAGCCAATTGATTGAATGTAGCTAAGTCCGTAACAGCTTTAACATATCTGTAACCTTTTGCAAGAGCTACCTTCTGTTGTTTTTGAAACTCCTTAATAGGGTCAAAAGTTGCTGCATTTGCTGGATCAAACCAATCTGAAGTAGCATTTTGTGTCGTTACTCCAAAATCTATTTTAATACCATTCATATCATATAATCCCTGCGAAAGCAATGATTTAGACATGTACTCCATTGTTGCATTAATAGAATTTCTAACAAACAAGGCGTCATCATAGATGTTATCCAAAATTTGATTGCTAATGCTTGTATTCGATCTATTTAGTGCTAGAGAATTTCTAAGATCCTGAATTCTGAAAAAATCAGTTTCCGTTTTCACACGACCTACTTCAGATTTTGGCATTTCACCTTTTAATGCTTCAGCATTGTCTCTACCTTTAAGAATTACATTTGAGTCCTTAGCAACAAGCGGAGCAATCACCTTAGCACCAGTAGTTCCTTCTAAACTTCCGAAGGTCAATCCACTTTTATATTGTGTTGGGAAATATGTTTTATAACCCAAATCATTTAGTGGATTCGTGTCCAAGTAGGCTAACAAATCAGGATTGTTGTACTCCGGAATAATTTTATTTAATAATATATCTGCCATTGTTTAATTTTTTTTGATTACCAAGCTTTTAGAGTTGGAACTTCCTTTACAATCAATGCGACACCTGCTTTTTCCTTATCAGGTAAAGCAACCGTTCTAAAAGTCCCATCTGTCACGACAGATACTTGTGTAAAATCATCTATTGGTACGCTTTTTTGAACTAGCCCAGCAGCACCTTTGATGTTTGTTGCTGTAAGATCTGCGTTAACTATCTTTCCTTTGTTTGGTGCAGTAATGACGATAATTGTACCCGCGGGAATAACCCCGTCTGTAAATCGAGCTTTAGCATCGACATTATCTACCAAAACACCTCCAGGATATGTGGATAGAACAATATCGAAAACAACGTTTTCTCTTTGTCCTCCAATTTTTTTAATGTTGTTCATTGTCTTTTGGTTTCTTTGAATCCTTGTATGCTTGCATAGCATTAGAAATATCTCCCTCCTTGGCTGTTTCTCCGAATAATGTTGGTTTAGCCATTCCGCTTAAAGCAGCATTTCCGAATTCCTGAGCAATCGCATCTGATTTGGTTTTCATTTCAGCTGCGTATGCTTTTATCGCTTCATCGTTCTCAAAAGTGAGCCCGGCAGGAATTAAAGCTTGAATAGATTTAGATACTTTTAATTCGTCTAATTCTGTTTGCAGTTTTTGAGCATTGGTTTGTGCCGTCTTTTCAGCTTGGAAGCCAGAAATCAATTGGTTTTGTTTCTCCATTTGTTCTCTTATAGCTTTAGCCCATGCTGGTTCTGGATCGCCCGTTGGTGCTGGTTTTGGATCTACTGGTTTTGGATCAGCGGGATCGACAGGTTTCGGATCTTCTCCTTTAGCCTTTTTTAAATCAGCGATTTCTTTAGCCAACGTTCTGTTTTGATCAGCAAATGATTGGAATATTGCCAGATCATCTTCAACCCCTGCAACTGCATCTGTAATTTCTTCCTCTGTTTTAACCGCCTTTTCAATTTGCTTTGCTTTGGCTTTTAAAATTGTTTCACTTAACCCGAAGTCTTTGTATTTCGTTTTAAGTTGTTGTAGGATTTTTTCAAACATTACTTGAATTGTTAATTTGTTAATTATCGAAGTCAAAAATACTTTACTTACTATTGCATAACAATATGTAATTATATAATTTAGCAGTACTTATTTAAAGTATTACTTTATAACCATAAGAAATGATGTGATGGATGAACTATTAATTAAAAGGAGTGCTGACTTACTTGTGATAGACATGTTAGAAGCAGCATATAGAATTGAATGTGTAAAAAAGATCACTCTATCATTTGACGAGTTCTGTAGGGTTGTCGGAAAAGATAGAAGCTCTATTCATAAGCTACTAAAAAACAAACTTCTTCCCGAGAATATCGTTTTAGGTGGCTATGAAAATAGGAAACAGAAGACTAAAGTATTATTTGATACAGAGAAGGTTTTAGAATGGTTGAGAAATCAGAAGGAAACAGAATTCGCTCATAAAGTGTTTAGGATTTAATTGAGTGACTTAAACAATAAAGGACATGAAAGCAAAAATCAAAAACTATACATTGTCGCAGGATTATGAGCATTTGTGGAATCTGATTAGTGAAGGTCACAGACTTGCTGCATGGCTTTTATACAGTGACAAATTTTCAGAACCAATTTATGATATTGTAGAAGTTAGGATTAATCGTTTTGGTGAACACAATATCGGAACAAGAGGTATTAGATATTCTGGTTATGAAACAGGAAAGGAAGGATTTCTGCGCACTTGCGAACACTATGATTTAAAATTTATCAACCCTATTAATTCATCAAAATAAAATACTCATGAAACTAACTAAGGTTGATAGAGAAATTCTTTTTAAAAAATATGATGGTCATTGTGCTTATTGTGGTTGTGAGCTTCCTGAGCGTTGGCATGCTGATTTGATTATTGACCCGATTAGAAATAGCCGATGGAATTTTGAATTAGAGAAATGGGAACCGTTAGGAATCTACAAAAACAATGATTTAAACTCTATTGATAATAGAAATCCATGCTGTAAGGGCTGTGATGTTCACAAGGGAAATAAAACACTTGAAGAATTTAGACATTCCCTCTATGACTTGCTGAGACTTGTAGTTGAAGATTATGGTTATTATAAAATTTTAAGTCGATTTGGAATGCTTCAAGAAACAGGGCAAAAAGTTCGTTTCTTCTTCGAAACATACGAACGTAAGGAATTGACAAAACACCCAAAGCATTCTCATTATTGGGTTGAAAATGAAATGTTTTGTGAGAGTTACCATACTATACGAGGTATGAGATATAATACAATCTGGCATGTGCAAGGGATTCCTGATTGTGAAAATTGTGGTGAAGACATGGTAAAATATATTCAACAAGAATTTTTATGAAAAAATACGGCATATTACCCAACGGCAAAAAGAATTTGAAACCTAAATACGTGAAACCTAAAAATAAAAGACGATGAAATTAGATGAAAATGAATTTAGCATTCTCATTACCCTATTTTTTATGTTAGGAGTTTATTGTCAGCATAAATTTGAAATATTAAAAAAAAGAAAAAAGGATGAGCAACTTTAATTTCTACAACTTCCTAGAAGAAAACGGATATCAAAAAGAGACTATACGAGAAGCAAACGGAACAACATTCTGTACCAACTACCAGAAAGAACTATCCGAGAACATTTGGAACTCTCTCACGGTGCACAAAGACAAAACCATAACTGGAGCATCACCAAAGAACGGAATTGAATTTAAACAGATTCCACAACCTGTAACAATTGAGGATGCTAATCTTCTTTTACAAAAAATTGAAGAATTATAAATTCATATATTGTGTTTCCCGACTGAATAATAGTAAGTCGGGCTTTATTTACTATTTTTTGAGTGTCCGAAAAAATATCCAAGAATTAACAAAAAAGCACTTTCTACAATTTTTATAGGCTCCTTTTGTAAAAACATCATTACCAATAAAGAAATACCCATTAGAAGCAAAAGTACAGAACCAACCATTGATGCGACTGACTCCCTATTTAGAAATTTGAGAAATATATCATATTTCTTTTCCATTATTTCTGTTCTATGTTTACTTAATTCAATTTGTTCTTGGAATATTTCTCTTTCTGAAGCTTTGTTTAATTCTAATTCTTCCTTTTTAGCTTCTAGCTCCTTAATTTCTATCGAAAGCCTCTCCTTTACATCATTTTCTGGTAATTCCTTAACTAATTCTTTGATTGACGTTACTTTTTCTCTTTGTTCTAAATAATTAATTCTGTCATTAAGAAGATCTATTACTTCTTGAATGTAAGTACGCATGTGATAAGGATAAATAACTCTTGATTTCGATTTATCAAATATTTCAAAGTCGTATTGTTTGTAAAAGTCCCATGTTATATTACCTAAAAACATTCTATTATTCCGAATTTCATTAAGTTTCATCACAACTTCTTTGAGTTGATTTATTGAAATATCAAAAAAGCTCCGAACATCAATATTCTTTTTAAGCAACATTTCTCCAAAATAATCATATGCAAAAAGTCTAAAATGGGCTTTCGCTTCTTCCAAATTGTTAAAGTAAAGTTTTTCCATAAAGATGGTTATAGTTTTAAGCAAATATAATTACAAAATATTTATATATTTCCTAAAACTTCCATTACGGATTAGAACTTCATCACGAATAACGACTTCACGCCAGTGGTCATAATTAAGTTGCCTGTATTCCTGATCGTTTTCTCTTACAATTGGTTCTTTTAGGTAAATAAGAAGATTAGCAAAGCCGTGAGATAGATCCGGGAATTGTTCACTGTCTATTTGCTTGAATAATCGTTCTATTCTTGCTGTTAGCTTTTGGTAAATATGGGAAAGGTATTTATCATTGTAGAAGTGAAAGCAATAATACTTAATTCCAGGTAATTCATTACCGAATATAATATCTTCACAGTACCCCATAAAGGTAGGTGTAAGAGCTATAAAGTGTAGCTCCATTTCGTAGGTGAGACGATCGTATTCGATGTATTCTTTAGAGGTCATACTATTCCCTTTTGCTCCAAATCTTTTCCATTAAAGGCTTTACTCTAGGAGATTGATAAAATGCTTTTATCCTTTTTAACTGCTTATAGGTTAATTCTCCTGTAAGTTGTTCTCCGTTTTCAATTTTAAATTTCGCATTGATTGTTTTGTCTTTATTCACTACATGGAAGTGCGGTGGATTATGGTCATTTGTATAAATCACAACTGTTAAATCATCTAATTTCTCAACAAGTTGTTTAATTTCATACCCATCAATCTGTAACATTACTTCAATGACTTCGTCTGAATACTGCCAATATCTATTTAAGAGGTCAGAAAATATCTTACCGTACACATCTTCTTGAGAATCCATGTTCATAGTTTAGTTTTTCATGATCCGAATATACAAAAGATAATTTACTATTTGTTATTACTATTATCCTCGACTATGATCGGAGATTTTTTTATTTTAGTTTTAAATAATAACCTATGATTATCAATAACGAGAAACAATTATACTTAAGCGCAACAGGCTTTTATGTATCAGGTCTTGATATGGCTGCAAAAGTTAAGAATGCAAGAAATGATGAAGCATGGAGAATAGTGCCAGTTGCAACAGTGAATTTATCTTTTGCTACGGAACTCTTTCTAAAGTTTCTTATCTATTCAACGACTCAAACAAAAGAGATTAAAAAACATGAATTCCTTGTTCTTTACGAAAAATTACCACATAAAATAGCAAGGAAAATTAAAACGAAATATGATGAATTAAGCAAATTAGAATCTGATTTGCCAATAATTCGTTTATCAAGTAATACTGATTTTGGAAATCCTGATGATCAGAAAACAAAATATAATATGCCAAGTCTAACCATAGAACAACTGCTAGAAGTTCATAATAATTCATTTCCTGAATGGAGATATGCATATGCAAAAGAAGAAAGGTATTTCGTAATCGATTATAATTTTAAATTGATGAATGACTTTATTTTATCTATGATTCATGTAATAGAAGAAGAAATTGACTGATTACTTCACAAAGTATTTATTTTCGTTCAAGAAATAAGGCTTACTTTTTCGTCTATTGAACATTTCCCTATTTTCATTTATCCAAGAATGGAAGTTTTCAGGTGCAGATCCAACAAAGTTTTGAGAAGCTTCTGGCGAAAGGTTTTGACCATTGTTTATTTCTGTGATAAGTTCTTCAGGTGATTTCATGATCATAGTCCTAAAGCATTTACATGAGACATGCCATTTGGACCAATTGAAGTCCTTTGGATAATTCCCCTTCAATTCGTCACACATATCAAATACAGTATGTTGCGGGCTTAAATTGATCTTCTGGCCAACTACATCATTATTAGCTTTAATTCTTAATTGTTCCGCCTCTCTGTAAGCAGTATTGATTTCGTTAGATGCTAAACGTAAAGCATTTTTGTGAGCCGATCTATAAACTCCTTGTCCTGGATGAAAAGCTGCAGCATTTTTACTCAATTGTAGATTTCCGTGTTTATCTCTCACTCTGCGAAACAGAGCATCTGGATTATTTAAATTTCCTTTTATCTTTCTTGCTAGATCTTGGGCACTTATCCCTTCGCTTAAAGCATCATCAAGTGCAAATTCTAAGTTTTCCCTTGCTTGCTTGGTAATATTCCAAACTCTTTCAGATGTGGTAAATTTACCCTTCTTTCTCTCTTGAAATGCTTCTAGTGCTTTTTTGTTTTGAGACTGTATTGAAATCTCTCTCATTTTAGACTCATAAGCAGCTGGTAAAACTTTGCCTTTTACTTTTTCCAGGTTAGAAATGAGTAGATCATTTACTTTTGCGTTTCCATAGTCCCATTCATATGCGGTATAAGTCTTTATAGATGATAGAATATTGTCATTGTACTTTTTGAGAGCGCCACTTGTCTGTTTGGTAATTGTAGGATAGTCTTTGAATCGAAATATTTTATTTGACACTCTCAATTTTACAACCAATAAAGCTATTTCCCTTACCAAATCATCATAAATTCCGTTGATTTTGGAAAGGTATTTGTTTATTCGTTTTAAATGTTTTTCGTCTGGGGTCATAATAGATCATTACCAGCTTTCTTTTCCATTTCAGAGTTGATTTCTGCAATTTCTTCATCTACATTCTTTACTCCAGCTCTTTCCATTGTTGATTTCTGGCTAAATAATGGTTGATTTCCATTAACAGTCATAAGCATTTCATAGAATTTAGCTTCATTGTTTATGATGTATGGGGTAATCACTGGTTCAGCATCTAAATCTGAATTTCTGAAAGAAGCATTCATGAGCTGAAGGAAAGATTTCACAATAGACATTCTACGCTTCAATGCAGGCACATAAACGCTCATTTTATCCATTACCTTCAAATGAGGAAGCATAAACAAGTAGGCTGCGTTTTCAGTTGCCAGCATGTTTCCCATTCCTTCCAAGGCTTCCGGTGAAATGTTTACAGAGTTGGTCATTTTGTATAAGATGCTTTCAAGATCTTCCTTTTCATTAGCGAGTGAATCGCTGGCATTTGGTGGTTGCACAAATTCTGCTCGTGAATTGTCTCCTTTCAGCTGTAGTACTTTTCCTGTTTTGTCTTTAGAAAAACTTCCGGTTACTTCACCATTTAATGCCAGAATAGGTGCAGAAAACTTCTTATTTACTTCTCCTGCATCACTTGAAATTTCTTCAAGCCTTTCAATGGCCTTTTGAACTTTAGACCATTCAACATTTTCAAATTGATAGAAAACGATTGGAATTTTCCCTATATTATTTGCTGTCTCAGAAACTAATTCAATTCCTCCATTTCCATCTCTTAAAATAGCAATCCTTTCAGCTGTATAGATTTCGTAATACTTGACCTTCACCCCTTCAATTCTCTTCTCATATTCCCTAAGAAAAGCAATCATATCTCCCTGTTCATTAAAATAAGGGTACATTTTATTTTTGTCTGGGGTGAGTATGTTTATCTTTAATCTAAACTGTGATGGAAACCCGTAATAATTATTCGGCTCTTCGTCTACCCACCAAAGTTCAGCACACTGAGTAAAACGGCCATTTGATTTTGCAATCTCACGATCTAAGAAGATTATTTTTTCCTTATCCAAAATTTTAAGGTAAGCATCATACATTGAAACATCTTCTAGGTTATTGGTATACTTAACAGGATTGCCATATAGGAACGTAACTGCATTTGCAACAATCTCTTTTTGATAGGCTAAAGGAATACGGTTGAGTTTCTCGATGCGTTTCCCTTCTTTCTTTTGACCTAATTCATCAGTGTATTCATACTCAACAATCCTATCCGGATAATTATATAAATCCGTCATAATCCTGTGTCTGGTTTCATCCCATTCAGCATTGTATTGCTCAATATTTGGCAAGGGAATTCCGTTATCTTTAAGATAAGCGATTTTTTCTCCGATGGTCTGTAGATTATTAAATTTTTCGTCCATTATATTAAAGATGCTATTCTGCTGAGGTTATTATTTGGTGCTTCTGTAAGTTCTAATACAACATATCTGATCGGATCAATAAGGTGATTCCAATCATCAATTGGAGTATTTGATTTCTTATCATGCCACACATAGTTATTTAATTCTTTTTTGAGGTTTTTACTCTCTGGATCTACAACAAGGGTATAATCAAGCATTCGGGCAATTCCACCACTTACGGATCCTGGTCCTTTTTCTGCTGCAATGACATTATTTCCTTTCTTTCGTAATTCTTCAATCAATCTTGGTTCAGCCGAATCAGCAACTATAAGGGTTTCACCTGCAAATTCCTTATTAAAGTCATATATCTGCGTAGTGGTCATTTTTGTTCGGTACAGATACTCTTTCAGATATATCTTCTTAAGAGACTTTTCAATACACACTTTTATTAAAGTCGTAGGATCGACGGAGAATCCATAATCTTGACCAAATATTGCTTTTCCGTTATCAACAAACTCTCCTTCTTCCCAATCTTCAAAGACAACACCTTCCGCTTTATTGAGCCATCCACCCAGTATAGTATGTAGATAATATTTAGCTTTTTTTACAAGCTTAGGATCATGGTCAGCTTTTTCCGTACCAGATAATGCTTTCCAAGTTTCAAAGATCTGCCTTAACTCTTCATATTCTTGCCAGGTATCATCAGAGATAAATTCACGTTCAATATCTCGGTATGTTGAATGTATATAAAGAACATTTCCAACTATTCCATTGAATCCTGCTTCTACTCCTTTCCCCTCAAATAACTCTTCGTGGATCCAATGTTCTTCCGTTGCTGGGTTTAATGAGAGAATAGAGAGATTTCTTACATCTAATGCTCTCATTGATTTCTTAATCTTATCCCATGTCGTGAAATCTGGCATTTCTTCAGCTTCGTCAAGAATAAATATTGAGAAATTCTTTAAAGACTTCAAGGAAGCGGTTTGATTTCCTGAACCTGTCTTTATTCCTTTGAAAACAATCTTACTATCATTGTAAATTCCCTTTATACTATCCTTTGTCACCTTAAATTCATCATGACAATTTAGTAATGATAGTTTTTCTTCAAATTCAGGTATAATAGAATCTTTTGCTGATGTTAAAGTGTAACGAGTATAGAGAATCCGATGATTAAAATCTTTGGTAGCTATTCCAGAAAACGTACCAATACCAAAAGACTTCTGGGAATATCTCCCTCCTGTTATTACAACAGTATTGACAGAATAAAGAGGATCACCCTTTTCTGCACTTAACCATTGGAATAAGGGTTCATACTTATCCGATAAGGTTAATACATCATCTTCAGTCTTTTTCTTTTGCACCTTTTGAGAACACAATTGTTGTTTTACCTTTCAATTCACCTGAATGCTCAATTTCACTTTTACTTCCCCATGTCTTACGTTGACGGTTACTCAGCCACATATTAATTGCGTTATCTGATGGAGGAAAATATTCTTCAACCTCTACAATCTCAACTTTTTCAATTTGCCTACCTTTTTCATCATATCCTTTTACTTTGAAAGCATATTGTTTTACTTGGGTATGCCCTAGAGACCTTTTATAAAGAGTGGAAGCAACATTTGCATCAGCATCTATTTTTCCCGCGCGTATGGACTCCGAAAATTCTGGATATTTCTTTTTCCAAAGGTTCAAGGTAGATTCAACAATTCCTAACACACCAGCTAACTGCTTATCTGTTAAACCAAGCAATGTGTATTTTAACACCTGTTTAGGATGTAAATTAGGATTATACTTTACTTTTCTACCTCTTGTTGCCATGATCCTATTTTATCTCTGTTACCTGCATGTAAAAACCATCATTCAACTGAAGGTTAATATCTAACCATGTTGCAATTTCCAATAAAATATTATTAAACCAGTTTACACCAGTAATGTCCGGGCTGTAAGAATCCACATCCTTCGCGTATATTTTCACAACATTGTAAGTACAACCTATGTGAGTGAATCCTTTCTCTTTTGCGGTTTTTATATTCATACTATTGAAATTTTGATTTATTCTTTTGACTTGTTACATGAAAGCCTTTGCATTCTTTACAGAAATAGAACCTTTTCGGGATTTTACTTCTTCGGCTTTTACTTTTACACTTACGAATTACTTCACGGGCTTCATTTGGTGTAGTGTAAGTATACTTATTACACTGGTCACACTCTCTTTCAATTCGCATAGGTTTCTTCTATTTTTTCCTGAAACTCTTCTCCCTTGATGAATTTATCTTCCGGATTGAAGCCCAGGTATTCAAGAAACATAACCTTTGCGTCGTAATCTGAAAAGGAAATAGTAAAATATGGATCACCTTCAAGTACTGTATTCTCCTTTACCTTTTCTTTAATCTCCTTTATTTTAGCCTTCTTTTCTTCAGGGGTTAGCTCTGTAGCTTCTTTTCGTTCCGTTTCCAAAATACTCGCTTCTGGATGATGAATTGTGTTTGAAAGATCCTGAGTAATGCTCTTTTCGTATTCAGCGTTGATCTTCTTATCCTCCTGGGGTTCAAATGATGGGATCTCTATATTAATTGAATCTGGTAGCTCTACCTCAATAAGCTGAATATCCACGTCATCCAACCCTGCTAAAGCTGCATCAATGTCCGGGAATATTTGGGCCAGCTTCTTATAATCCATTTCGCCCTGTACTGCTTTTGAGTTGAAGAAAATATTTAATTCCTTCTCCTTCTTAATATCAACATCTATTACTTCTACTTTGATCTCATAATCATTACCAGATTCATATTTATTGATCTCGTCTGCAATGTTTAATTTTTGATGGCCAGAAACTAAATTACCGGTTTGTTTGTTCCAAACCATTCCACCAATGATGCCGTTATCCTTAATGCTTTTTTTTAGAGCCTTTCTTGCATCATCTGTGATTTTACGAGGATTGTAGTCGGCTGGAGTTATTTCTGATCTCTTTAATGTGATTGTCTCACTTTGCTTAATCTTGTTCTGCATATGTTTTGTGTTTTTGTGAATGATCGTGTTCAAATAGCTTTCTTTCAGAATCTGGAAATTCTTTTATAACCTTTTTTAGGTCATCTGGATAATTTTTGCGAATCCATAGAAGAAATGAAATGTCATTAACATCTGTTCCTTGGCTTTTTGTATTTCCGGTATTGCCATACTTTAAAGGCTCTAACAATCTATTTTTACGGATATATTGAAGAACTTCTTTATTTGACCAATCAGCCAAAGGATAAAGTTTCTGTCCTACTTCGCTAGTCATTGAATCAGGATAAGAATTTAGCATCAACCTACGATTTAGCGAATCATTCTTTTTGAACCCAAAAACACTCCATTCAATACCTGTTTCTTCTTTTATCTTATCATTGATTTTTGATAGATTCCATTCAGAGTATTTTATTTGATCCGTTCCATTTACTCCATGTTTCTTATTGTTGTAGTATGCATAATGGGGAGTTTGAATAAATCTACAGTTTGAATATTTCTTTTCAGCCCAATTAATATATCGGTTGATATGCTCTAGGTCTTTGACCATATACATAAACACACATACAATTTCCTTGAAATGTGGTGCCATCATATTCAAAAGACAAATACTATCCTTTCCGGCTCCTGAATGAAATAGTATCACCCTATCAACTTTTGCTGATAGGGTTTTGATACTGTTTAATGTGGCTAGTAAATCCATTTAGGAATTATAACCCGTTTTGAACCGTTCTTACAGCTCTCAGCCTTGCTGATGCTCCTTGAACTCTTGCTCTTGCCCTAGCTCTCACAGTTGATCTTGAACCTGAACTTCCGCTTTCTGCCATCGTTTTAATTTTAAAAGGTTAAACATTAAGATTTTCACAGTTTATTTTATCTAGGATTTCACCCAAAATGATAGCGAAATTGCTATTTTCGTTCGTGAACTCTTCAACATCTTCACTATCGTACTCGATAAGGACATCTTTACATTCTACTACTATTTGCGGTGCGTTCTTAGCGTAACCCAATTGAAACCGGACCGTATCAAATTTCTTCGTATCTGTTAACTCACCGTCCTTATCCAGGACACCAAGACGAGAAACATAATACTCGGTAAAATCACGGTATTCTTCTGTTTTTTTTCCTTGTAGAATTTCGAGAAACCATTTCTTTTGAAGAACTAAATAAAGTTCTTTAGGATTTTTCATGTTTAAGTTTTTCTATTTGTTCAATTAAAAATTCGCGACTGAATTTGAAGTTATTTAGGGCCGCCTTTTCTTCTAATTGCCTTAATCGACCTTCACCGATTTTAAGCAGAAGATTAGCCCGGTATGGTATCAAATTAGCGCTCAAATACTTGTTACATCTTACGCATTGGCCGTGAATATTATCTAAATCAAAGCGAACTGCCTTATATTGCAGCGCCTCTTTTCGAAAATAGTGCCCTGCATTCATTTGATTAACTGGTTTGAGTTCTTCACATGATATGCAGATGAAAAAGCCGTCTACACTATCACGCTTTCTTACTTTCGTATTAATCAGTTCTTGTAATTTATCTTCAAGCCAGTCAATACTGCGACCTTTATATTTGATTTTTATTTCAGTCGTTAACATCACAAACAAATATACTTACCTATTTGATTTATTGCAATTTAAAATATATAAAGTAAAGTTACACTTTAATATTATTGACTTTTAAACCATAAAAAAACACCCTAAAAAATAGAGTGGTTAAATTTTTATGTTTGAAGAAATTTAGAAGTTTGTTCTTTCGAGAATTTTGCCCAGGTGAATAGTGAAGTCACGCTTTAATGTAATCTTTTCTATTTCGACTGTCATACGTTTTGCATCGCTATTGTAGCCGATTTGAAGTATTACAGTACGATAATTTTTAAAGGCTGTTTTTGCCTTGTTTAGAAGTCTTGATTGATAAAATTCGGTATTATCTCGATATTCTTCGGTTTTTTCGCCAGATTCTATTTTATCAAACCAAACCTTTTGCATGATAAGAAACAGCGGTTTTTCTTGCTCTATTTCTTCAGTAGGTAGATTTACCACTGTTCTTGATGCTTTTGTTCGGTGACGTTGGGCAATTCTTTTCATGCTTATATGCTTTTAACGAATTTAAGCCTTTTTCTAATAAGTTTAGAAGGTGACTTCTTAACTGCCTCAACCGCTTTTACTTCTGGTGTTCTGGCTTGCTCAACCATTATGAAATTTTCGATTTTCATACATCTGAACGCTTGAGCATCAACATCGAAATAAGTAAATACTTTCGGGTTTGGCTGATTCTGGGTTTTAAATTCGTAATCAATTTTAAGTGTGCCGGTGGCTTTTCGTATTTCACCGTCTTTTTTCTCGAAATAGAAGGTTACTTCACCCTGATGCATTTCTTTGTTAATTCTGTACAGCTGCCAGGCTTTTTGAAGGCATACAGCCCATTCTTTGCCAGTTGTTGACATTATATGATAAGCTCTTAGCATTACTGTTTTTCTGAAAGAAATATTTTGCGTTTTCATAATGTTGATTTTTGCTTTTACCACCAAAAGCGGGTATTACCCCGCTGATTTTACTTTCTTTTTTTTGAACGTTTTGAATTGTTTTGCTTTCTACTCTTTATCGGCTTTACTAAAGACGTTTTATTCTGTAGTTTAAATGTGATCTTGTTTGTTAGGTCTGTGATTGAAACTTTCATATTATTTTATATTTATTTAAGGTTATAATTAAAAAACTTTATCTACTTGTAAATCTGCTTCTTCTGACCATACATTAAAAACATAATCCATCGCTTCATCTTCATAATGATCGAGAGAAAATCTACCATTTACACCGTTTTCAGAATAATCAATTACAATTTGATTATTGTGTAAGAAAGCGATTGCAACACCGTTTACACCATACTCTTTTGCTTTTTTATACCAGTCGTTTAATTTTTCGTTTGTATAAGTAATTACTTCTTGTGCTGTAGCTTTCATAATGTTTGTTTTAATTGTTATTATTTCGTTTTGGTGTTACAAATATAAAACAAATAGTTTTACTAAAACAAATAGTTTTATAAAATAATCGTTATTTATAATTGTTATAAATAAAACCATTTGTTTTATTTTGTAATATTTTTTCACACAATATGTTTTATTTCATATCTTTGCTAAATGGATCTAAGACTTAAAGAAATACAGAAGAAAAAAAGTATAACTAATGTTGAACTTTCTAAGCGTTCTGGAGTAGGTATTCAGCAAATTTCCTATTATCATTCAGGAGACAGAATGCCACCTTTGAAGACATTGGAAAATTTGGCATCAGCATTGGATTGTGAAATGGCGGAACTGCTACCCGTTGGCTTAGGGTTCTATCATTCCTATAATTCTGATGGAGAATGGGAAGGAATAAGAAAGAAATAAAAAAGCCCCGAAATAATCGGAGCTTGATGTTTTTCATATAATTGCTAAAATGTTTTTATTTTGATTTGTTTCTGAGCTTCCAATCTTCTCTTTTCACGTCCTACCGTATAAATTGAAGTTGTCTGATCGTTTCTGTGTCCAGCCATTATTTGTGCGCTATAGTTCGCTTCTTCAACCATATCAAGGAAGGTATGTTTTAAAGAATAAATTGATTTGTCTATTTTCAAAGGAACCATAACTTTCTCCTTCCAGAATCGATAAATTAAATTCCTATCCATTTCATGATCTCCTGGCTGATAGAAAAACGAGAAAATGTAATCATCATCAAATATTGCATTTTCTAACTGATCTTTCCAAAATGGTAGAGCATCAGATATAATTGCTCTTTTCTCCCGGACATATAATTGTCCTTTTTTTAAGGTGATTGTAAATTCTGATCTGTTAATATCTACATCAGTCTTTTTCAGTGCTAACATTTCAGTGGTCCTACATCCGCACATAAAGAAAATTTGAAAATAATTATAAAAATGTGGGTGCTTATCCTTAATATGCTTATCAATCTTTCTTAATTCCTGAATCGTGAAAATTTCCCTTTTCTCAACAATGTGTTTTTTAGGCTTTATTCCAGTGCAGGGATTCACTTTTATACATCCTTCATCTACAAGATCGGTAAACAATGATGAAAGGTGAACTCTAAATTTATTATAAGTGTAATTGCTTAGATTAAGCGATTCTAAGGTTTGTTTGACATGAATCAGCTCAACATCTTTAATCTTAAGGTAATTTAAATTATTCTTTTCAAAAGCTACCATAAACCTATCCAAATGCAATTTAACATTCCTGGTGTGATCTAAAGTAAATTCTTTTTTGTCGAGGACTTTTTGTAGAGCTTCTCCAGTAAATAGATAAGGGTTAAGATTTCCTCTTTCAAACATGTATTCCTTTGTTCTGGGATTGTAATCTTTTTCATCCAGAAGTTCAGACATCTGTTTTAATAGAAGCTTTTCTATTTGCTTCCTTTCTTTTTCTGTTTTGAAACGGTTTAACCTACGACGATAAGTAAATGGCTTTTCCCTGTCTGGCTCGTAGAAACGACACTGAATAAACCAATCATCACTTGAATTGGTTACAAGAAAGTCGGAGCGCTTGCATCCGAAGTTTAAATTTTTCAT